CTTTTCTTGGTTTTCGAGCAGGACAGCGGTTACAGCTCTACGATGAGAATCTTTGATTGGATCAAGACCCTGATAGTCTAGAAGAGGTGCCCACTTTTCCTGCAGATGTTCTGAATGAAACATTTGCGTTTTACCTTTTTACTAATTGTGTTTTTTGGGTTTGAATTATATTAAATTCAATTATTTGCTGAATGCTGAAAGCGTTCTCAGATATGCAGCCATTGAGTCAGAGACTTGCTCCGGAGCAACGTCTACACCTTCCGATAAAGTTTCAGTTTTAGCTGATGGAGAAGCTACTCTTGAAGGGAAATATGATTCCTTCAAAGTCTCCAGTTTTTCACGATATTCTGTTTCACTTTCAAACTCAACACTTTCGGTAAGTGAAGCGAGCTTGTCTTTCTGAGTGTCTGCAAGACCTTCAGAGACCTGTTCAAAGATTCCATCAGCAACCGCCTCTGCGAGACGCTTGTTTAGGGAAACATTCTTTTCGATTTGCTCGTTGAGTTTTGTCTCCATTTCATCAAGTTTTTCTACCATACTCTCAAGCACATCATATTTATCTTCAGGGATTGATACATAATGTTCTTCAAAAAGACCCTTCATTCCAGCAAGGAATGATTCGGTCATTTCGGTCTTAAGACCTTGTTCAATGACGAGTGCATTTTCTTGAATCCACTCATCAGCAACATACTCAAGATAAGCATCTACACGCTCGCTGAGTTCTGTTTTAATTTCTTCAACTTCCTCTGCGAGTGCAACTGCATATTGCTCCTCAATTGCTTCTTGAATCTGAGAAACTTTGGAGCGAAGAGCAGCTTCAAAAATGATGCGTGCTTTCTCTTGGAATTCTTCAGAAAGTTCCTCACCTTCAAGAAGAGCATTGACATCTTCTTCGATATCAAACTCTTCTTTCATATCTTCCTCTTCCTCTTCCTCATCTTCATCTTCCTTCTTACCTTTTTTCTTACCGACTTCCTCTTCCTCTTCCTCTTCCTCTTCTTTCGCTTCTACGATGTCATCTTCTTCATCAACTTCTTCTTCGATTAGATCTTCATCTTCCAGTTCCTCTTCTTCCTTGTGAAGACCTTTCATCGGATCTGCAGGTGAAGCACCTTTATTTACAACATCCTTAACTTGCTTAAGCGTTGCTCCAGGTTCTCTGAGTTTTGCAGAATCGTCATCTGGACGATAGTTGTCCGGAGTAGGACCTCCAAGATCCTCCCAACTACCAGTTTGTCCAGGAGCCATAACTCCAGAAGCATTACTACCTGCTTTTTGCATTGGATCCCCTGCCTTAGCATTTGCATTGACAGCGGTTCTGGATTGCTTTGTGCCTACTTCCATTTCTTGTAAATCTCCACGAGACATTTGAACTCTCCGTTTAACCTTTAGTTATAAACTATATTTATTTATAAATTAATAAATTACAATAGTATCTCATATTCATATCTTTTTTTAAAAGTCTGCTTAGAAACATTGAAGTATTCATAAGCATCTTTCATACAACCAAATGTAATACCATTACAAATAATTTTTTTAGAATTTGGATTTTTTGAACCCTCGTTTCTTTTTGTAGAATTATCTACATATGGATTATTTATTTCATAGTTTGGAATGTGTTTGTTTACGTCACCTATTTTTCTTTTATGATCTTCAGTTAATTTTTTGCCTAAATTTTTTGTTCTCAAATTATTTTTATGTTTGTTTGATAATTTGCAACCAGTTCTATCTGGAACCACTATATCTTTGTTTGTTAGAAATTGTTTGTAATAAGATATCAAAGAGGATTCTATTTTTAGTGAATTTTGATTAGATAAATTTTCAACAATTTTATATACTATTGGTTCAAATCCTAATTTTCTTATATTATCAATATAATTTAATTTCTTTTCATTATAGTTTGCGTATCCTTTAAGGTGTGCATTACATCTATCACCTTTTCCTTTACCAATATAAAATGGAGTTTTATTAATTGGATCAATTAAGGCATAAACATAATATTCCATTATCATCAAAGATTATTTAAAAACTCATTAAATAGACTTAATTTATACTCTTCAAGTATTTTTTGATCAACCAATCTATTAATTTCATTTTTGGTTTTATCAATTAACCAGTCATTTCTTGATGCGTCATAAATCCACTCAACGCCTTCCATGATTCCCTGAACGAATGCATCAGGAGCAGAAGGATCAGCAACAATATCAGCTGCAGTTGCAAGCATAAAGTCTTCACCAACTTCCTTATAACCACCTCTGATATTTTCTCTCAGTGATCCAATACCACGAGAAGAAACGCCAAGAGTTACACCTTCTTTGAGAAGTGATTCTGCAATTTTACCCATTGGAGTAGAAAGAATCTGAGCTTTACCGATAAAATTGTTTCCTTCACGACAAAGTGAAACAATCATATGAGAAACACGATCTAGATTTACTGTAGGACCATCTGGATGACCAAGTTCTCCAAGAGCACGACCCTTATTTACATACTGTTCAGTGTACCTTTTTACTTCACGTTCCATAATAGACATAGGATACATACGTCCATTACGGTTTACACATTCTGCCTGAAGGAAAGGACCTTGAATAAAAAGTTTTTGGTTTTTACCAGTTCCTTCGGTAATAACTTCAACCTTTTCGATTTCTTCTGTGATGAGTTTCATAGTTCTTAGTTGGTAAATCCTACTTTTGCTGCTTTTACTAATGATGATGATGACCAAATAACATAAGATGCTGGTTTTTCTAAAAACTCAACAGTATTTTGTGGCATAGTAAATGATGCAGTATCTGCAGCACCAACAGTGCTTGAAATACTTACTGTTGCAACACCAGAGTTTCCGTTATATAATCTTACGCAAGTTGATTCACTGATACTTGATGCAGTACCTGCAGTCGTCGGTAAAGCGATTTCAGACGCAAATATTTTTGTCCTTTGCATTTTATGAGATATTATTATTAGTTATTTATTATTAGTTATTTATTATTTAATCAATCCTCAATAAATGTAATGCCAGCATCAACTCTGTTTATCTGTCCAGAAGAACTAATTGCTAATGCAAGTCTTGTTTTTGGTGGTAAAACTATTCTCAAATCTGAAATATCAATAGTTTCAGAAGAACCTGAGGTAATAACAAAAACTGCTAAAGGAGTTCCTGTGATTGTTGCATCTGTAGTAGAATATGCAGAAGCATTACCAACTTTTGTAAAACTTGGAGTTACTGAATAAGTCGGTTCAAGATACAAATACACCAAACAGGGAGCATCACCCGCAGTTTTAGCACCGCAAGTTAGTTTTTTAACTATAATTTCCCTAGAATTAATTTTATTATTTGATGTAATATTTCCTTTAATTGAAAGTAAATGTGTAATAGTATCTGCTGGTATTGAAGTAGTCCTTGATGAATATGCTGCAACTGGATAATCTACTGGAGAAATAGGACCCTCAATAGCACCTAAAATTGATGCTCCAGATATTGTTACTCCCAATCCACTATTACCTGAGAGTTCTGCAGCAACATATCCAATCTTTAATGATGGATTATCTAAATGGACTGTAGTATTTTGATTACTATAATGCTCGTGGTGAATAAAAATCATATCACCATTAGTTGGATTTTCTATTGCATAATGCATCTCACCAGCACCCAACCAACGGAAATTGATTTGGAATACATTTAATGTTTGTGGATTAAGAGTAACCAAAGAAGGATTGGATGTCCCACCAACACCAGTTAAATTATCAAGGTTCCAATCTTCCTGATAAGTCCAGTGTTCTGTTTGATTTACTCCCGTTTGTGCAGTAGTTGATGTTGCTACAAGTGTTCCATTACTCGTCATAGAGAATGTTCCACTCTTGGGTCCAAGACTATTTGATATGAACATTATTTCATTACTTCTATAATCAACAGTCCATCCTGGAAATTTTTGTGTTCCTATTCCAGCAGCATTATCAAAAGTAGTTGTTCCCGCACCAATACTTACAGTCGTTGCAGTTCCTGCAAGAGTAACTGTGATATTTTCTGTTCCTGATGCTTTAGTATCAATAGTAAATCTGTGAAGATGTGCTTTACCTCCATTTGCACGAACAATACCAAACTTACCATCAGTATTGTATCCAACCTGAAGTGCTTGTTCTTGTGTAAAGAATCCTGCTCTTTGTGTATAACCCGTTCTTCCAACATCAAACTTTGCAGTAAATCTTGCAAGAGCACCTTGTCCAGGACGATATCTTACTGTTTTTTTGGAACGAACAACTCCATAACCATAAGCACCAGTTCCTGTTGATGCTTCAATTAAATGATTTGAAGTTGTAATTCCTGTTCCAAATTCATATCTTTCAACTTTATTTGGGTCAAGTCCATAAATTCCATCAAATTGAATGATTGGAGTTGGAGTGACTGTGAGTAGTTCTCCAAAAGCACTTCTAGAAGTGGCACCATCGTTTAGTATGTTTCCATATTGATCTGCACGAATATAGACTTCATGTAGGCTTCTTTCTTGATTTAAATAATCTTGTTTAGTCTTATTCCACTGTGCCATTTATCAATCAATCCATTCTAATTTAGATGGGTGATATCTTTGTACGTTTTTAATATTTAAATTCTTTTCCACAACGGGATAAATTTGATGAACAACTGCTCCAGGATAGTCGGATTGAAGTTGCTCACCAAGATCTCTAGTTGATGGAATTCCGTTTTTAGTAATAAGTTCTAAACGATATAAACTTCCCTGCCACATTACATCGGCAACATATTCCTCACCGACTTGTTGTGGTTGTTCTGATTGTGAGTTGATATAAAGATTTCCTGTGAAATCTCCAGCAATATTAACTGATTCTGAGATAAATTGCTTGAAAGATTTCATGTCATTCCTCGTTTTGATCTACATCAAACATACTCATTGCCACTGCGGGACGAATTTCATCAATCTTTTCGGATGCTTTTGCAAACAAGAGATCTTTGATTTTATCGCTGATATTAGATGGGGACTCATCCGCAACAATCATATCCAGTAAATCATCCATTTTTATTAGTCCAATTAAGAGTCGTTTTTATTTATATCTCACCACCCTTTGGCATTTCAATTGCTTTAGTATCAATTTGCGTCATTTTTTCATCAGAACGTAAATCTGGTTCCATAACTGGTTGACCCAAATCCATACCAGCAGACTCTGGACCTAATGGCATACCAGTAGTTGGATCTATTGTCATATTTGGATCTGGAATAATACCATCTTTAATTTCTTTTTCAATAATAGCATCTTGCTCAATAATTTCACTATCAGTTTGTCTTAGAATTTTACGTCTTACATAATCCTGAGAGAAATATTTTCCAACATATGGTTCAGCAACTTGAACCATACTCAATCTTTCATTGAGTAGTTCTGCATCTTTAAGTTCTGCAAAATGATTATCATATAAGAAATCATACTGAATATGCTCATCCATTATTGCCCAATCTTCTGGTGTAATAATGTTTTTAAGAATTAACTGAGTTTTCAGCATATCACTGAACATATGTGAAAATCTCTTTCTCAATCTCGAAACAAACTTACTGAACTTAACTTCATCGCGCAAAATTTCAGAAGAACGACCAAGATTAAAACCACCTTCTCCGTCCATTCTTGATGGTGGAACATTCAACGAACGATAAAGTTTTTTCTGGAAATAATTAATATCTGTGATTTCTCCAAGATTTTGTCCTCCGGGAAGAGTTGAGATTTCTGTGCCTCTACCACCTTCCCTTCTTGGGAGCCAAAAATCTTCAAGCATCGCCATAAACTTTTTATCATCACGAATTTCTCCCGTATTTGCATCGTAAACAAGTTTATTGCGATACCTCATCATAACATCTCTGAGATATTGCTCTGCTTTTACTTTTGGTAAATTGCCAACATCAATATAGAAAATCCTTCTTTCTGGTGCGCGAGAAAGACGATAAATTACTAGTGAGTCTTCAATCATTCTAAGTTGATTGAGTGACTTAATTGCTTTATGGAGATAAGAAAGAGTTGAACCTTTATTTCTATCTACCAGTCCAGATGTACAATAAGTAATGGAATCTTTTGTCATTTTGATTCCAGCATTTGACCCACCTAAAGATCCTGGAGATGGAGTTCCTGTGGGATATGACATTTTTGGTTCATAGATAAAGTATTCTTCAATTTCAGGAAAGTCATAATCCATTGGATTATTGACTGTTCTATTTGAAAGTTTATATTTGTCGCTTTCCTTTTTTTTAGCCTGACGTACATAACGCATTTTCATTGCGTCAATATACCTCAATTCTTGTATACCCGCCTCTGGATTTTTTAAATCTATTATTTTATGGTAGTAAAGTCTACCGTCAATATACCAATTTCTGTAAATTTCATGAGATTTTTTATCAAAATCTAAAAGTTCTAAAATATATTTGAATTCTTGTCTGATTTTTTTCTTAATACCATCACTTGCATTCAGATTATCCAAATCAATTTGGACGGGACTATCATTTGTATCCGATACTATAGCTTCGTTAACAATATCTTCAATAGCACTATCGCATTCTGGGTGAAGAGCCATTTCACGATATCTTTTAATGAGATCAAACTCTGTTCTATAAACACCCTCAATATCTACATAAGAACCAAAAAAACCACTACTCAGATAATGGTCAACCCCGTCCTCCTTATTTGGGGGAACGGGGGAAACCGAACTTTGAGATAATGAATTGTTATCTTCAATCGAAAAACCAAATAGTTTCGCCATAATTTATTTTATACTTAATTGAATAATAAGTATTTATTATTCTCCTATTTCTCCTTTTAGCGCAGGAGTCCAGTATTGAACTTGGAATGAAACTGAGAACTCTTCAATAGTATTAGTTGAATCATAACTTAGATCAATTGCACTAATAGAAGTTGGGAAGATATCATGAAACTTGTAAATAGTCTCTACAGGTGTGCCAGCATTATTAGTGCTTAATCCTTGACCAGTTCCTGCATCTCCTCCAGTTGTTCTAACATTTGCTGGCAACCTAGTCAATTGCTTAACATAAGCATCGACCATATAACTGTTGGGATCAGTTGCACCACTGGAATCTCCATATTGTCCAATAAAGTTCATCCAATCTTCAAATACTCTTCTGATACTAAAGTTTTCATCATTAATGACTGTTACTGACCATTCATCATACGTTCTATCTCCAGCTACTTTAAAATTTCTTCCTCTAAATGGAACATCAATCATACCGATGCTTGATGCAGGAAGAGTTGAAGCCTTGCATAAAATAGAAAACGTGTCATCAAGTGTTCCACCTCCTGGAATTGCTCCAGGAATGCGAACTTCAAATAGATTGGGGCGGGCCCCGCCGCCAATCAATGTAGACTTAAATTTTTGAATAGTGGATTCTGCCATTTTTAGTTCCTCCTTTTAAGTGTCTAATTAAAATCAAACAGTACCAGCAACTTCTTCAAAACTTACACCCGTTCTGGTAGCAACGAATGTTAGTGTTACATAGTTAATTGACTTAGCAGGTTTCAGATAAATGTCGGCTCTAAACTCATTGTTATCAATAACATCTGGAGTGTTATTTGTTGTATCACAAACAACTAAGAATCCATAAAGACCACGTTTTGCTTGAACATCGCGGAGGTATGGTTCAACGATGTTTCTAAAGTTTGCTCTTGTGATCTCATCATTGAGTTCAAAAAGTTGTGCTTGAGCACTCTTTTGAAGTGCTTGCTCAACAGTGAGGAACAGGCGACGAACGTTGATTCTATCAAATGCAGATGCATATCCAAGAGCAGTCTTATCGCCAAATAGAAGAATACCAATGCCGGGTTGATTAACGATTGAGTTAATTCTCTGTGGATAGAGTTGATCTCTTTGTGCTTTGCTTGGATTAAATGCAAGTTTAATTGCATTATTCAAAATTCCTCTTTGCTGTCCTGCAGGCGAGAACCAAGGATAAGCGGTAATGGAAGTTCTGACCATTAATCCAGCAACATCTGGGTTGCAAGGAACCCAACGGAACTTATTATTAAATCTATCGTAGGTGTACTTATATCCACTATCAAATACTGCGTAAGATGAAGAAGAAAGTGGTGAGAAGAACTCTAAGATATTATCGGTTTGCGTATCAGTATTTGTAAGATCTACTACATCTGCACGATGTGGAGAAATTACCGCAACGCAATCCTTTCTTCCATTAGCAATAGAAATCAAATGATTTGCTTTTGCCTGAGATTCAAATTTATTTCCTAAACCAGGACCCATGATCAAATAATCAACTGCAATTTCATCTGCATTTGAGAAGAGGTTATATGCAGTAAAGAGATCTCCTAAGGTCGCAACCATTCCTCCACCATTACCATAATCTTTACCGCCGGATAATGTATAAGTTACGTTTCCTAAGGCACTAAAAGTTCTATCTTGAGCCTGTAAGTTCCAAAGACCTTCTGCTGTTGTAAAACCTACGAATCCAGTACTAAATCCAGTTTGAACAACTGTTTCATTTGGAACTAAGTTATCCGAAGGATTATCTCCAGCATAAACATAGTTTGAATATATTGCAAGATAATTTTTCCACCAATTTTTTTGTGGAGAATTGACTGCAGAAACAGAATCAGATGCTTTAGAAATGCCAATATGTTTTTCAAGTAGGTTGCCTTGAATACCAGTTACTGTTCCGGTATCATCTACAACTACAACGTGAATCTCATCACTCCTACCATTTCTTTGTGCAGAATACTGACTTGTTCCTGGTTTTGGTGCAATTGAACTCCAGTAAATCGAAGTATTCGTAAGTTGTAGTACTTGCTGGTTGTACCAATCTAAAATTGGTGACGCTCCAGTGTCAATTGTTGCAGAAGTTGTTGCAACACCAGCACTTGTGATAAAGTCAACTGTTAAGTTTCCAGTCCCACTTGAAGTTCTAAATGATCTTAGTTGTGACTTTTGTGCATATGTTACTAATGTTTCGACGTTGTTTGTGTCTACAGCGGAAACAATTTTTACTTCAACCGTGCTTGCCCCAATTCCTGTCACAATACCCTTTAAGTATCCATTAAATAGTGAAGTTGTTCCAATTCCAGCAGATGGTACATTTGTTAAAGTAGTTGTAATGCCCATTCCAACAGTAACATTTGTAGTTACTGCAGATCCTACTTTAAGGATTTGATCTGCCTTATCATCAATTACACATACTTTAAGATTGTTTGACCAAGACCCTGGATTTTTAGCAGCAAAAATGTAATTAAGTCCAGTATCTTCATCAAATGGACCTGCTTCATAAGCATCAAAATTCTTAATTTTGAGTGTAGGAACTCCTGCGGTAGAGATACCTGCTGAGTTTCTGATAGCATTAGCATTTACTAGGTTGTCTCCATCTACACGAGCAACCTTAAGAACACCACCATATGAAAGGAATGAAGATGCACTCATCCAATATTCATATTGTCCGTCAGTTGACAGTGGTTTTCCGAATACATTGATAAGTTCTCTTTCGTTAGTAATATCAATTGGTTCTTCAACTGGACCAAGTGCAAAAGGACCTGCAATTGCTCCAATGTTATCTAAAACATTATCAGCTCTTCCTACTGTTAAATCAACCTCTCTGACGAGTACGCCTGGAGATAATTGAGGAGTCGCCATGTTTTTCTCCGTAAATCTCAGTTTAACTAAAAAATATTTATTAAAAAGTTACTTTTCATGGGGGAAATCTGACGTGAATATCTACCAATCGGGATATTCCCATCTATCGAGAACTCTTGATACTGTTCTACTTGTGACTATTCTTTTTATTGTACACTCTTTACATTCATAAGAATATGATGAAGCTACTGGTCCCCTATCCTTTCTGGTTCTATAAAAACTTTCTATTAAATTCTTTTCCTCACCGCATATTCTACATATTCTATCCGTAAGTAGTAAATGTCCTAATTTAATTTGCCGATCTAAATCCATTACATATACTCCCACATATACGCTCTATCTCCATATTCGTCTACATACCACCTGTCTCCGTCATTATCAACAAAACTACTTTCATCTAAACCATCAGAAATAAATCCAAAAGGTGACATATCTTGCTCAATTTGATTTTTTTGTTCTTCATATAATCTTTTCCTTACATCTTGATCAGTAAGTTCTTTAAAATAATCTTGTGCAACTAACCATGCATAAATTACCAAGCACATTGCAAGGTCATCATTACAACCTTCTTCAGCCTCAAATGAATTATGCTTTTGAATAAATGTTGTTAGTTCACTGATGATTTCATAATCATTCAAAAAAAGTTTATTCTCTTCAATCATCGTCTTAAGATTAAGACATCCGACTTTTTTAACTGTCTTAGACATCTTAACGCCAAGTTGAGTTTTCTTTCCAGAAAACCCTTGACCAACAATTTGCCCAGCTCTACCTCTCATAGAGCACATGAGAAGATTATTATATTCTAAATCATATTGAAGGATACTTGCTACTTGATCTCCAACATCATTTACCTCACATAATATATAAGCATTGTTATATGCTGTTGCAGCCTCATTAATGATACTTGGAAATAGCATAGGTTTAATCTCATTATTCCTATACTTTGCAACTACCTTATGTGGAAACTGAGTAATATCAATTACAGTAAAGGCAGAATAATCGTTTCCTACGCCTCTAGCAACGTCTACAGTGATGAGATAGTCATGATTCTCTTCGGGATCCGTATAAACATCTAAACCTGCGCTACGAGTCTTGGGAGCGTCATACACAAGCGTTCTGAGTTTAGATGGAGCAATCAATGTATCTACAGATCCTAAAAATTCACATTCAAATTCAACTTTGAATTGAGATTCTGAAGTGTTGGCGATTGTTTGCTTTTTCCATTCTTCATCTCTTCCTGGAACTTCACTCCAATGAACATCAGTATAAACATACTCATTTTTACCTTTCTCTGCATCGTGCCACATACGGTAGAAGTGATTCATACCGTGTGGTGTAGAAACAATAATTACTTTAGTTTGTTTACCTGAAGTAATCGTAGGATAAACCGATGCAAAGAATGAATCTGCAATGTGATTTGGGACGAACGCAAATTCGTCCAAAAATAGAATGTTGAATGACATACCACGAACTGCAGAAGCAGAAGTAGAAGCAGCCAAGATTTTACTTCCATTTTCAAGTTCAAGAGAACCTTTGTTCCAAGAGATGATTCCTTGTTGCATCCATTTGGGGAGATTTTCATATGCGGTTTGCAATCTGTCTAGAAGTTCTCTGGCAGTTGCTGCTTTGTTTGCAAGAATACCAATATTTACATTGTCGTTAAAAACAGCATAATGCAAAAGAAAAGATACCACTGTCGTAGACTTACCAGTCTGACGAGGCATCTTACATATATTAAATCTATGTTTATGAAAATTATTAATTAATTTTTCTTGAAAATGATATGGTTTAAATGTCTGTAATCCATGATCAAGAGTTACAATTTTTACATAATTTTTAGAAAAATAAACAGGATCATTCATGCATTTAGCAATCTCAAGAACTTGCTCTTCTGTAAATTCGTGAGTTGTATTTGCCTTTTTTAATAAGGGATTGCCTAAGTAAACATCATTTGACATAACAAAAACCTACCTCTCAATTACAATTCCAACGACGAAGTGCTTTATTAATCCTACTATCCGGATCTCTTGCAGTTTTTGCTGAAGTCAATTTGGATTTCATTCCGGACATACGACGACAAAATGACTTACGACGTTCTGCTCTTTTTCCTGTGGGATTTTTTTCAGTTACAGCAGTTTTAAGTTTTGAACCTGGATTTTCTCTACGATAAACATTTACTGCTTTTTGACTGAGACCATCGGTTTTATCTTGACGATTAACTTTTTGCCAATCTTCATCAACTTCAACTTCCTCTCCCATAGGTTTTACATAATTTCTATTTGGTCCTGGTTTTGGTGTACTTCCACCTTGAGTCCCGCAGGGTTGAATTAAAGGTTGTCCTGGTTGAAATTCAGAAACTGAATGATAAACTACTTTAGAACCTGGATAAACTTTTTGAAGTTCATCATTTATTTCTTTACGAGATGGAAGTTTTACTTGAGGGAAGAACATTTTTAGTGCATAATATTTACCTCTCCAAGAAACAGTAACTAAAATTATATTTCCTGTTTGTGACTTCAATTGAGTTGCTTCATCAACTTGAGATTTAAATCCTTTAATTGGTTCTGGTTTGATAATATCAACTACTTCCGCAAATGTATTTCCATCTGCATCTTCAATAGTAATATCTTCTTTCTTATATCCCTTTGCTTTTGGAACTCCTTTTGATGGAACACAATTTGGAACTTTTCTACCATTTTTCTTTTTCATTCCAACCTGAGTATAACCTTTCCAACAAGGATCTTCTTCTTTAAGGTCTTTGAGAATTTTATTTACCATTTTTTGTTCTTCCATTGGTTTAGATGTAAGGTAATCTGCTGCTGTATCAATATAATCTGCTGCTTTTGTAATTTTTGATTGAACCCATGCCTCTAAATTCCCTTCACCTTTACCAACCGTCATTTTAAGTCTTTTAACAGCATCTGAAATAGTATTTAATTCAGATCTTGCCATCGAATACTCTTCATCTTTAATGGAAACTTTATCCCATGCTTTTTCTCCATAAGAGCATTCAGATCTTTTTTCTCTTTTATCGCAAAGAGGACAATACCTTTCCTCTTCATGAGATTCTTTTACATCTTTAAATTTTTTATGCTCTTTTTTTGCAGATGTTTCCATTTTTTTAAGTCTTGTATAGTAATCTGGAATCTCATCGATATGTTGTAACGCAATATTCATTGCAAGATCATGATCCTTGGTATGTTCGTGTTCAATAGGTTCTCCCATATCAAGTTGCTTCTGAATAAAAGCAACATCAAGTCTATGCTTTTTTGCAATTTGCTCAACTGTTTTATGTGGTTTAATTTTATACATCAGTATACGAGAACCTTTATTTATTTATTTTTCTTCTTGTTCTTGAGAATGTTGTTTTAATAATTTTGCTAATTCTGCAGTTGATCCAACAAAAAGTGCATTATTTACAGTAGTAGGACTTTTTTGTTTTTCTTCTTCAACATCTTTCTTTATCTTATGAAGTGCCATAAGTTTTTCAGCAATCTCACTTGTATTTTTGATAAGTTGACCTGCAACTTCATATGCTCTAGGCATTTCACTTTCTTGTGCTAGTTCAAGAATTCCATTAATTGCTTCTTGTCCTTTTTCTACTAATGAATATAAGTTACCTCTTGCGTATTCGTAATCTTTTTTGATATCATCAGCAGTTGAAGCATACTTTTCGATTTCACCAGAAACTTCCTCAACTTTAATCGGAACAATATCTCCTTCAACATTGAAAGTTTCATTCAGTTTGTCAAACTTTTTTGTCATTTTCATAACCTATCAAGAAATACTTCCACTAAAACCAAAGTCATCACCTTGTTCAATCAATGCATTATCTGCGGCAGTGATTGATTTAACTGGAGCACCTCCTAAGTGTGATGTTACTGTTGTATTGTCTTTACCTCTTTCTACAGTAAGAACATTTGCGGATTTTCCTACAACAAAAATTTCTTCTCCTTCCAAATCCAAATATGTATTTACTAATATAGAACTTGCATCATTAACTGTAATAATAGTGTCAGTTGTTGTTATATCACTCGTTAAATTGGTTAAAACAATACCAGTGTAATTTTTAATTGCTCTTGGTTCAACCGAATACGCAATTTCTCTTGATGGATTTGAAGTAACATCTCCTGCAATATAACTGACAGTGGTTTTCTTGATAACATCTTTTGTGACAGAAGATACTGGGCCAAAGAGGTAAGTTTTTGCAGTAAATCTTAAAGTATAAATTAAAACTCTTCTTGTTGTGAAATCACCTTCATAATCATCCTGCATAGTAATATTTTCAAGAATAACGGGTATATCTCTTTTTTCTGCTATCGAATCTACCATTTCAACCGTCATTGTGTAAGCTGGTTGAAAATATGGTAAAATTTGCTCCACAATTTGAAGTGCGTCATCATTTATTTTTGACATTATACTTAATTCAAATTGCATATTATATGGAACAGGCAAATACGCTTTTTTTGTTTCAGTTCCGTCTTCTACAGATTTGGCAGTAAAATATTGTGTAGTTGTTGATTTTCTTGTTGCATCATAAGTTAATCCTGTAAATTCAAATGACATTCTTGGTAATGTTATTTGAACTGGTTTATTTAAATTTGGAGATTGATTTAATCTAGCAAGAAATTTTTGAGTAGGTCCATATGCAAGTGGAACTTTAATAACGCTTACTACCTGATCCGAATTATTCGTATGTTCGATAGAAATATTATTAAATAATGAACCAAATGAAATTACGGTTCTTCTTAAAATTTCGTGATAAAAATATTCAAACATATGGATTAACTTATAATAGGTTCAATTATTAATTAATATTTATCATTATTAGGGCATTCCAAATGGATTGGTTTCATTAAAATCTATAATTTTATCTGCTTCTTCTTCAATTTCATCATTTGCAGAAAAACCATCTTTAAAAATAGATGGTATAGCATTAATAGAACGTAAATAATGAGATGCACTAGATGCAGAACCAACAATGTTCTCTCCTGGAATAAATTCTCCAGTAAGATTAGATACCTGAAGAACCTTAGTAGTAGAATTCCAAGATTTAACTCTTGCAGTAACTCCACTTTGGGAACCTGTTACTAGTTCGTTGAAAGTAAAGTTACCAACTGAAGACAATAATGGATTTCCAATTGTAATTGTAGGAGATGAAACATAACCTAAACCTGCATCTATAATATTGATAGCAGTAATTGATCCAGCAGCGGAAACTACTGCTGCAGCAACAGCAGGGGCAGAGGAAATACCAGTAAATGTAACTGAAGGACTATATACATAACCAGAACCTCCATTAGTAATAGTAATTATTCCAACAATTCCATCACCAATAGTTGCTGTAGCCGCAGCTCCACTACCTCCACCTCCAATAAATTTAACAGTAGGTGGAGTTGTATATCCAAAACCCGCATTTGTAACTGAAACACTTTGAACCGATTTTGCTTTGGGATTTAAGTTATCATTGCAAACTACAATTCCTCCTATCATTTCTGCGACAGCACTTGCAGTAGTACCGCCACTAGGAGCAGAAGTAAATCCAACTATAGGTGTACTCGTATATCCTCCTCCGCGATTGGTAACTGTAACAAATCTTACTCCACCATTTACAATCTGACAGGTTGCAGTAGCCGTAATGCCAATTCCGGACATAACCAGATTGACGATATTTCCAATGGGATTTTTTTCTGGATCAGTCGAATCTCCCCCAGAAATAAGACCATCAATTTCATCAATTCCAGTATCAATCAACTCATCTTCATATCTAAAGAGTTCACATCTTAATTCATACGTATAATTTCCTTGTAATTGATAGAAAGGTTTTTCGTGCTCAACATATTTTATTTCAAATAAACGATCACCTAAAGGAAAATATATTAAATCACCTTCTTTTGGTCTTTTTGATAATTTTATATTTGATTGATTTTCAATTAATGGAGAAATGTAATTTTCATACCTTTCTCTAGAAATTGTCAATGTAATCTCATTCAGAGCTTGAATTCCGAATTTTGATAAAATGGTTGGATTGTCCGAATAACCTTCATAAGTATTAATATATGCCTCAATAGGATAAGCATTATTAAATTCAGATTCTATTACTTCCCTTATAACTGTTTTTTCTGTAATATATCTTCGAGGAAGATAATAAACATCAATGCCATACATTCTCAACTGCTCGTTGATTAAGTCTTGTATAAGACCTCTTTCCGTATTAGATCCTTGCAGGAAGAATGGATTTAGCATTTTTTCTAACCTATCATATCTAGTGGTGGAAGTTCATAAGTATTTGACATTTTTTCCATCAACAAGTCAATTTCTCTTTGCGCATCGTCATACATTTGCCTTCCATTCAATTCAACTCCACCTGGAAGTTTTACTCCAGTAAATTTCATCATATTTTGTCCCCATTGTCGTTTAATTAATGAAGTCAAATATGGTTTTATAAATGAGTCATTCCACACTCTAGAATAATCATTTGGATCTAATGTTGAATAGCAATCAATTATTAAATATTGACCTTCTCTTACCGATGCCCAATCAATATCCAAGTAAAGACGATCTTGTCTTTTATTAAAACGAATTTGTTTTTGCGTGTTAAGTAAAAAATCTAAATCTTCCAAATAAGTTTTAACCATAGCATAACTAAGAAGTTCAATAGATCCCCAATAATAAATATCATTTAAAAATAATTGATATTTAACACTAAACATATTGTGAGTAATTGTATTAGCCCCATCAAAAGTAAAAATTTTATTTACACCTATAACATTTGGTGGAACTTGTAAGTAATTACTATTTTCTTCATACGTAAAAGTAGTAGCAGTTCCTACAATATTTGCAGTAACTGATGTTGATGCAATTCCAACCGGTGAGGTTGGTCCGCGTGCTCTTCCTCTATCAATATCATCTTTTGTTATTTTATACTTATAAAAAGCTGGATAAACGCCATCGAAATGCCTTTCTTGGAAAAATTGAATAGCATCATCCACCAGATCATCAATCTGTTCATCTGCAACATTAATTTCTAATACTGGTGCCCCCAATTTTCTTTTGCAATAATCTATTAATTCTTGCCTGGTGGATGGTTGTGCCATTAGAGTTTAGATATTACTTCTTGTTGTTTAAAGTAAAGTTTAACATAAGACTTTGCAAAAATTCTTAAAGTCTCAATATCATCTATACTATCTATGTCTCTTGAAATTTTCTCATATTCAAATAATTTACTAAAGTTTTCGAGAGATATTTTGTCAGGATCCATTTTTTAAATTCCTCAATAAGTTTTTAATTTCATTAATATCGTCTTTAATACTATTTAAGTCATCTTCAAGGTTTTTAATTTTTTGTGACTCATTATATACTCTTCTATAATTGTCAACATAATTTTGGTAAGCATCAGTATCAATATTCACTATTCCATTTGAGGTAACATCCCTTACCAAACTATTTTTATCTTTTACTTTTATTAGATAATCGCTCATAATTAATTAGTAGGTCTAATAGTAGCAATTGCTCTTAACTCTTTCACCATAGGAGGAGTTGCTTGATTTTCAGAAGACATCACAATTTTAATAGAAAATGCATCAAACTCTGGCAAATCATCTGCAGTGTATTCATAGTCTTTAAATGATCTATCAGAATTTTGAATTACATTTCTGTCAGATGTTCCATCATTTCTTGATTTATCAATTACTCTTCTAATGCCCTGGCCATCTATTTGGTAATTTAAATAACCTGGGAAAAGTTCATAATTTTGAGAAATTTCTGGAGAATCTGTTCTAAACAATCTATAAAATACTCTAATATCATTTTGAGTATTTCTGCTAGCACTTAGAAGAACCTTTAACGAATTAGCAGGTATTTTTAATTTAACTGGTTTTGAAATGTAAATTGAAGAATGAGTATCTTCATAAAGACTTCTAACTTTATCATCATCCGCATAAGTTGCACTTTCACCAATTCCATTTGGATTATTGACTAAATTGCTGGTTAAAATTAGAGATGTTTTGATTGTATCAATTACTGGGGAAACTCTAGGATCATTAGATCTCATTAAGAATTCCATTGTCAATGACTTAGAACCCGGACTATTTGTAATATGTCTGAGTTCATTTTCTTTTGAACAAATTACTCTCGGTGTTGATAAGTAATTTATTTCATTAATTTGTATATCTTCATATCCATTATCAACAAATGAATTTTCATTTCCTCCAACACTAGTTCCAGTAAATGTCCTTATCTTTGAGGACATCGATGTTCCTGCGGGAATAATATTTGCAATATTTGGCGTAACTACCTCAAATTGAATATTATTGGTTATGTTTGTACCTGCTTTTCCAGTCTGTATGGTCTTTAAGAAATATCTATCAGAAGATCTATCAATTCCTATTGAATTACCTTCAAAGTCAGTAGATCCCATTTCAAGTTTAATATAATAACTATTCAAATCTACTGGATGAATATCTTTATCCACTAAGGTTAAATTATGAACTTTGTTAAGTCTTCTTAAAGAAATTCCATTAAATTCATACTTTTCAACAATACTTCCTACTGGATAAACTAATTGAGAAACAATAGTTCCATCTACACCTCTTTCAGATATATTCAAAGTATTTCCAGAAACTGATGTATATTCAAATACTTCATATCCAATTATTGCATATCCTGGATTTGATGGACTTACCGCATATCCTTCAAAAGTTTCAAATCCCGAAGAACTTTCTAATGTAATTGATGATGAAGATTGATTAAAATCTGTTGTACTATCTGAAGAAGGTTCATTTGAAGTAGGTCTCAACTTAGAAATCCTTACATAATTTTCGGAAGAATGCATTCCATGGTTTGCATGATATATCTTCATATGAATTCCAGTATTGTATTGATCAAGAAAAATACTTGAAATCGTCACACCAGCCCCAACAAGAGTCGTTGCACCAGATGAATTTTTATATGATAGTGCTGTAGATCCGGTGTTAAATTGTCCTTGTACTTGATCTAAAACAAATGTATTATTGGATGATATTGTAGAAACGGAGAATTTAGCACCAAAACCAACATTCAATTGAGATTCAGATTCTGGTATTACTAAAATATCTCCAACTTGATATCCATTTCCGCCATTTGCAATTGAAATAGTAGATATTTTATTAGAAGAAACTGTAATTGTTGCAGTCGCTCCTCTACCAAAACCCGTCTCTGATTCTAAAGAAACATTGGAATAAATTCCATCACTATATCCAGTACCTACGTTAATAACAGTACATCCAGTTCCAACAGTTATACTTCCAGCAATTCCATTTAGAATAGCAGTAGAACTTCCCTGAAGAATAGTAACTCCAGGTACAACATTAGCTAAATCGAATCCAGTAGATCCCAAACCAACTACAATTTTCTTCGACAATGGAACCAATTGATTTGTTCCAGTAACTGTAATTTTTTGATTTGACAGTGATAGATTTGGATTAAAGAATCTAACAAGTCCTTCATTTACAAAGTTTGCTCTATAAATTCTATACTTCAAGTCTTCTAATTGAGCAGGAGACCAAGTTGTGCCATTTTGAGATTTGAACAGACTCCCCAATGTGTATTGCTGAGAAACTTTTACTCCAGTTTGGATATCATTTTGTCCTAATTCCGAGCAAAATACTCTATAATTTGGACTTGCTGATAAAAGAACGATTGCATATTCAGATGCCTGTTGAGTTCCGACTGGTGATGATCTTGTTGGTATTTCTTTAGGACCATTTAAGTAGACAGGAGATGGGAATCTAATATTTGTAGCAATAGAACCATCAGTAGATACATTGATTTGATCTGGTTCTAAAGTAACTGAAGAGAAAGGAACTATCATATTGCTAGGAACACCAGCAACCATAGGTCTTATTTGTAAGGTTACTGGTAAGTTATCATCTTTAGTTTCAAAGAAAATATCACATGATGTCAAGAAAATTCCTGATTCATCTCTAACGTAGAAAGATTGTGCAAGTGGATCCCATACTTCCCACTGAGTTGGTGTTGAGTCGGATAGACCCGGAGTTACATTAACATCATTAGTTAATGTAGTTGTATTTGTAATTGTAGTTATATTTCTAGTTCTTGCAGGAATGATTGTAATATTTCTTGTAGTAGTAATCTTAAGTTCTTCTACGTTTATAATTCCTGAAGAAGTAAATTCTTCCTCTGCAGAACTTTCAGTAACTCTAGTATTTGCAATAAATTCATTATAAACTTTGTTCAAATCACTAAGATTTGGAGTGTCAATTACAGTAAATGTATTTTGTCCATTTGTCCATTTTGGATTTCCTATAATTTTTGGATTAGGAATAAAAATAGAACCTAATAATCTTCCACTACTATCAGAAACTAAACGGACATCAGTTACCCTAGCAACTGCTCCAGAAGATGCTCCAATTAAAACCATATCAGGTTTTGCTAAACCAAAATATTCAGTTTCTGATGGAAGTTGTAATGATAAAGTATCAACATTTAAGAAAATTGACGCTTCGGAATAATCATCAGGAATTGCTTGTTGCGTATATGGATTTAATTTAAATACATCAGGTTTAAATTGAGAAATTGGAGGTACTGGTAAAAATTGACCAGTAGTAAAATCAATAACTGGAATTGGATTGGATATTAATGGAGGATTTGAACCATCAAAAGGACCGGTTTTATGATTTGGTTTGCACAACCTAAATGATATACTAGAACTAGTAAACAGTGGACTGCTTGTTACTTTTTCTCCGATTTGGAATTTTCCAGAAATCATTTCAATTTCTAATAATTTAGGAGTTATATAGTTGGAAACATCTATTCCTTCAAAGAATGGATAGAATCTAGTTCTAGGACGAAGACCTTTAATATCAAATTCAATATTTCTACTTCTTAAGTATCTTACTGGTTCAGTATAATGTGATATTGATTCGGATATAGTTTCTTGTGTTATTATTTCTGGAGGTATTATTATGCTTTGTGTTGCACTTTCTGTGACAAGATTACTATTCTCTATAACTTCTATAGATCCACCTCCACCTGAAGCCATATCAATTTCAATAACACCAAACCCAAGACCTCCTCCCGCATCAATTCTATTGAAAAATGCCGTTGCTGCATCTGGGGGAAGTAATTTGGAAATTATATCTCTATCTTCAGCAGTAACATCTGCAAAGTTAACTTCAAGGTGTAAGGTACTTGATCCTTTTATAAATCCAGTCTCATTATTTCTCCATCCCCCACTCCATCTTCCTTGTCCACCTGAACTGTCAACTGCAACAGGAACTCCTCCAATAGAAGTAACACCACTAAGAATATTTCTAGCATTTTGAATCCAGGTATTGTTTTCAATACCATTCATTACATTTATATCATCTACATTTACTCTATTGTCAACTACGACATTATTGATTAATGTTATATTTTCATCAGGAAGTGCAGCAGCAGTTTTGGTATTTTCAACTAAATTAGTTACTGTTCTAAAATCCTCCTCTATCCAAGAATCCATTGGCGGATTTAATGTAATTAACCCTTGCCAATATCTTACGAGGAATGGAGTTACGCTTTCAGTCTTAGTTGCATAAGGTTGTTCATAATATAAAGTTTCACTATAATCTAGTGTAATTAAATCTCCAGTCTTTCTGACGCCAGGAGAACCTAAATCAGCAACATAACTTTTGTCTACATTTGGATTAAATGTCTGACCAACACCTGATATAGATTCTGAACCCAATTCTAAATCTATACTAGTTGTATAGTGTCTAGGTCTTAATGCATTCTTACTTGTATCAATCGCACTTCTATATGAAGGATTTGATGTATCATGATACATTTGAGTAGAAAAGTTGTCTACAAAAAATCCACACTTAAACCTATCAAGTCCAGTTTCTGCATCCTTTATCGTAAGATTTTCGGTTTTAGACTCTAACATTGTCAGAGTTGTATACTTTTCCAATCTTTGAATTCTATCTTCCAATAGAGAAATATCCGACATTCGATATCTCTTATGTACCGACATATCAACTGCTACATTATTAGTGTTAAAAGTATATGGTGGAACATATATTGTTGCTATATCTAATGTGTTATCCTTAATTTGTGCTGGCAAAGGAACATTTTTTGGCTGACCGCTAATAACTTCAAAAAGTCCATCTGGTTTTAGAATAACGCGATCAACTCTACCGACATAATAATCATAATTTAACAGAATATTTTCACCAGATGCTAAAATATATTGAGAATATTGTCCATCCGACGCAAAATTTCTTGAATTAAATTCAAAAGGAGATCTTGTAGAAAGAATGTATGGTGCAACTCTGGGTCTTATATCAATGCAATCAGTTAATCTTGAATTTTGATAATAAGGAACATTGTGCTTAAAGTTTTCAACAGAATAACTATTTGCAGTTATAAATTCTCCAGTATCAGAAGAATCGATAGTATAATTTTGGAATATAACTCTTAATTTTCCTTTAGGTTCTTCAACATTTCTTTTTCTAATAATTCTGGAATAATCATAGAATGTTGATCTCTGACCATCATCGAGATAGTAATTATTTGATACGTTTTTACTTCCAGTTACTTTTGCTGATACTGTAGATTCTACAGAAGAATCTTTACCAACAATAACTTCACCAATACTAAAATTAAATGTGTTTAAGAATACATATTCAAGTTTATCAGAATCTTTTTTATTTACAATTAATCCAACAGCACCAGATGATTTTCCAGTAATTATCTCACCAATAACATAATCAGAATTATTATTTGAAGGTCCTGTAAATCCTGTCAGTGCTAAGTTAGGTAAAATAGGATCATTTTTATCTTCAGATTCATAAATTGCTAAAAATCTGACTACATCTGGAACATTTAAAGATATTTCTCTGTCTTGAACTCTTGTTCCATAGACATTGCTATAGGTAAGACCATCATTGAGTGTTGTAGTTCCAATTCCAGAAAGAGTTAGTTTTGAATTTGAGACTATAATTGAAGAAGTTTTATTTAACTTTTTATTTTTGGAACTTGCGCTTATATTTTTAACAGTTGCAGTAACAATAGCGTTTCCACTACTAACACTAAGTCCAGAAAATGTTACTGTTTTTCCTGTACCACCTAGCAAGAATTGATCTCTTCTTAGTGGTTCATATGATCCATCAGCATATGAAATAACATATCTATCTTCATCAAATGATTCAAAGAAAATATCAGTATCTTCAGTTGGAATAGTAATGACTAAAGTATTCAATGAAACTACTTCTTCAAATACTCTTCTTTGAAGAATTTCATTTTCAGAAAAATTAATTGAAGATATATTTTTATTTCCTAATCTCGTTAATAATGAATTATCTCTCGAATTTACATTTGAAGTAATTTTGAGAATATTTTGTACTGTTATATTTGAGGAAGGTAATTCCCCATTACATATTCCAGAAACAGTAGTAATTCCAGATACTTCAAAATAAGTTCCTCCGGCACTAACTGAAGAAACTTTATTATAAACAGGATCACTATTATTTAAAGAATATGAAACAATATCACCGACATTAAGTAAGTTATTGAAATTATATTGTAATCCTGCAGATACTGTGCTTATTCCAGAAGTTCCATTTGTTATTGTGAAAGTAGTTCCTGGATTTAAAATATATATTTTTTTATTTAAATATAAATCTGCGTTAAAGGTAGATACTCCAACTTTTCCATATACTGACTTAATATCTGAAGTATTATAGTCTTTTACATAATTTATGAATCTGGTGTTTTCAATCCCATTAATAGATAATGGTTCATTTTCAATAAATGTTCCGGAAACTTGATATAGATTTAAAATTCTCTGTCCTGATGAAACATTTTCAACCAAATATCCAGATGCTTTACTTCTCTTACCTTCAATGTAAGCAGGAACATTTAAATTTTCAGTGAGTGAAGTAGTTAATCCTATTTGAGTAAATGTTTGAATGTCATAAAGCCTAAGTTCAAATAAACTAGTATCATCAATATAACTTGATTGTGGAATAAATTCATAGACTCTGGCATAACCAATTGTAGAACCAGAAGCCACATGATTAAGAGACCCAATTCTAGAATCCATAAGACTTACAATGGACTCTGTTCCAAAACCACTTACTACTGAACCATAAACTCTATTTACGCCAACTAATGACCCAGAATTATAAGTAATAGATTTTGAAGTTACTGATTCAGTTGTTCTTGCCTTTGGGACATCTAATAATGTCGCTGATATTGTTTCAACATCATATCCACTTACATAAGCTTTTCCTGGACCAATTTCATAAATCATTAAGTCTTCAGATGGATTTTTTCCTTGAGGTGTTTTTTGACCTTCTAGAAACATTCCATCCGAAAGAGTTCTATCATTAAGAGAATCCCTTACAAATAATGAAAATGGTTTTACAAAATAATTTCCAGATTCATCATAAGTTCTTCTTGCTAATTCATCTCTAATTAAATTATATTGTGCATTCTTATTAAAGAATGTTGGAATTCCTCTTTCAACTCTTAAAATTTCAACGAAGTTATCTGTTTCTAAATCATCAAGATTTTTTTTTGCTAACTCTAATGTTATTTTTAATCTATCTGCTCCAGGCGCAGCATAATTTGAAAATCCTTGCGCATTGTCAAATAGTGAATCATCTTCATATGCAGTTACTATTTCTTCAATAATATTAAATCCAACCTTATATGATGGTGTTATTGAATATTGATCTAATAATATAAATTGTGATGAAACTCTTGCAAATATTCCTCTTACAAAGTAAACACCACTTGCAACTGAAACTCCAGATCCTTCAGAAATGGCATTTGAAGTAATTGTATTACATACTCCTTGACCTGTTTGAATTGTAAAGTTTCCATAGGTCAAAGGAGATTCTAATAATAAATTTTCTCCATCTTGAAATACTTTATTTGTTAAGTCTTCTCCACCACTTTGAAGATATTTTAAATATAGTGTATAATTTCCTCTTTCCGACTCTGAATTTTTAAGAAGGTAAACCACCTCTGCAGTAACACCACTCAATAATCCTCTAAGTTTTTTCCCCAATAATTGATCAAAATATAAAGATATGGGAATACCATTAAAGGTGGATTCAATCTCTACAGCATACAGAGGATTCTCATATCTTAGTTGCCCAGGTATAACTACAGACCCTTCTTTAAAGATATGTTTTCCATATTGCTCTACTTGATTTTGGAGAATTGATTGTAAAGACGTTAATTCTCTTGCTTGAATTGGATAACCAGGTTTAAATAGGACCTTATAATAATCCTTGTTAGCGTCAAAATCATCAAAATATGGAGAGACGTTGAGGTTAGTTTCCTGTGGCATAATTCTTTAGAATTGTAAAATAACTTTAATATCTTCTTTTTGGTTTTGAGACCTAGTTATAGAAGGTCTATTATCAACATAAATGATGTTACCAGAGTATTTTTTAACCTCCGGATTTGCTACTCCATTAATAAATGATTGTCCTAAACTGTAGGTTCTATTATTTATTGTGGTAGAGATGCCCGTAAATGTAGTATCGATATACAAAGATGTTCCATTTATTAAGGTAGTGCCACCAGTACCAACAGAACTTGTAAATCTATTTAAATTGAGACCATAAATTGGTGAAGTATTTTGTGATCCATCGGTGTTAAAACCTGCAAGAGTTTTATCTTGCCAATACTTCAAAACACCTACATTCTTATCATAAGAAATTACTCTACCTATAGCCGTAGTTCCTGTACTTATAGTTTGAGTAAATTTTGAATTTGGTGCAAAAGTTGCAGTACTATATCCAGTTCCAACAAGTTTTAAAGCATATACTGAACTTGCTTTTTCTATAGATAATAAAGAAGATGAATCGTATGCTTGCGGATTTTCAACTATTCCAATCCTGGCAATTTTATTGCCTGTGATAAAATCTGGATTCTCTAAATCATTCTCAATTCTAGAAAATACCAATACATTAGATGCACCCAATTCTCGATAAATATCGTATCCATGACCACCCTTTGGTGGAATAATAACATCAAATGTTGGCGTTACTGTTCCTGTTGGTACATTGCCATTTATTAGATCAACAGTACCGTATGTGTAACCAGACCCACCGGAAGAAATAGTAATTGATTCAACCTTAGATTCATTGTTAATTACAATAGTTGCTTTAGCGCCACTTCCATCTCCTTTAATAGGAACATCGGTATAAATTTTATTCGCAGTACCAACACCAACTCCGCGATTTGTAATCATAATTATTTTTAATTGATTATTTGGAGATGATGCATTATTTCTTATTGGTGCATGAACAGAACTTGTCTCCCAATCTTTAGGAACGGGTACAAAATTAACAGTATCAAATTTTATAATTTCACTTGGTTTGATTGTGTAAAGATATTTCCAAATATAACCATCGCCGCTATCTCCTGCGGACTTAGGTTCTAAATCAGTAAATGTTGGTTCATCTAAAGAAGGTCTTCCAGAAGGATTTTCTGGATCAGTTCCATTATGTAAGCAAATATAAACTCTAAAATCACTATTAATCGCAAAGTAATTTGATGAATATAAACTAGTTGCTCCAGTTACATTTGCAGTATTGTTTCTACTTATATCATGACGATACATATCATAAGTAGTGCCGGAAGACCAAGTAATTTTTTTCACAACCTGATTTACGTCACTTGCTTTAATTTTTTTTAAAGCAATCATAGTATCCCAATAATCATTTTCCTGCTCAAAACTATCTCTAGGAGAAGGTGGATTGTCTTCCCAATTTGAATAATAATCTGTAGCGTTTGGAAGTCCTACAAAAGAATAATAAGAATTACTAGAAGAAGTTGCTGCAGCAACAAAATTCTTAGCATTCAATATTCTTAATTGATCAGTTATAATTGCTGCCATTTTACAGAGTTTTTTATCTATTTATGAGGTAGAATAACCAACATATTTTAGTTTATTGAATCTTTGTACAACTGATGAAGTAGAAATTCCACCAGTTATCGCATAAGAATTAAATTCATTTGGTATTTTCCTGAATGGTGTTGTAATTTTACCCCAACTATATTCTCCATAGAAATTACTAAATCCTAAACCACTTATTCCATTGTAGTTATCCAAACTAACCACTACTTGAGAGACATAAGTAATTCCAACTCCAGAAACAGCAGTTTGTGCAATAGAAACCGAAGCGACTTGATATATATTGTCAATAAAACTTGTACCAATTCCAACTATTGATCCAGATGTGTTTAGTGATGTTAATCCGTTACCAACATTTGACTTAGAAACTGAGAAATAGTACCCAGTTTTAATACCACTGATGCCTGTAGTGGCACTGCCCACACTCAAAATACTACTATCTCTCAATATCGAATCTGTTGGTATATAAAAATCAAATACAAGTCCAGTAGAAGCGACTCCAACTGTTGTTGTTTTAATTCCAGATATAATACCAAAATCTCCCTCATAAGATATTTTATCAATAATTTCATATGTAATATTTGGATATTCGAATAAAACAAGAGGAGGTTCGGTAGAAGTGTATCCAAATCCAGCACTACTTATTGCAACGGAGGAAACGGATCCATTACTAATAGAACAAGTTGCAACTGCACGACCTGTTGTTCCTATTCCTATTGGATAAGCAATTGATATTGCTGGAGCAGCAGTGTATCCAAATCCAGAGTTTGTTATATTAATAGAAGATATTGTTCCTGAAGTTGAAACTTCAGCAGTACCTTCCGCAGCAACTAAAGTATCTTGAGAAACGATTATAATTTTATTTTGTGGTTTTTCTGCTATTCCATTATGAATGTATTCTCTTTCACTATCAAAAAATGCTTTAACACTTTCAACAAAAACTTCAGTTGACGCAATACTAACATTTTGTATTATATTTGAAACTGGTTGAATGTATGGTTCATAAATTATTCTATCTTTTCCTACATAAAAACCATTTACAACCAAATCTTCAGTTTGTCTACACCAAGTTACTGGTCTCAAAAGATCTTCATCTGCAGTAACTCCAGGGCCAGGATATAGATTTGTTTCTACAATATCAGATGAAATAATATCAGTAACCAATCTCTTATTTTCGGTCAGATTTATATCATCACTTGTTAATCTAAGAGTATCTCCAATTTTAACAGTTTCTAAAATATCTACATCCAGAGTATCAACATCAGAAGTTCCTCTATAGAAAAGAATTCTACACCTATCACCTTCTTTGGGTGCTTCTGAAAATTTAATTCTACTACCTCCCGTGAAAGTATATCCTTTTCCAGGAACCTGAAGTACATCATTTACAAATACCAATAATGCAGATTGAACGTCAATATTTGATCCTGGTCTTGCTCTTATAGTAGTCTGATTTCCTCCAATAAGAATTGGGAATGTTCTTCTAATTCCATTAAATAAACTTTCTGGAGAATCTATAATTTGGAGATCACCAACTGTCCAAGCAGAAAATTCATCATTATGAATATTATCAATCGTTAGTTGGAACTCATTAAATGATAATGAAGTATTAGTTGGAATTCCAATAGTACCTCCAACGGAAACTGTTAATTTTTCTCCCAATTCATATCCATATCCAAGATTTTTTAATTCAAAAGATATTACACTAGATCCTTGTCCAACGATTATATTTACTTCTGCACCAGTACCAACCCCAGATGCAGACACTGAACTATAAATTAGTGGAATATTTGAGTATGATAGTGGAGAATCAAAGACAACAATTGGTGGATTTGTAGAAGTATAACCACTTCCTGGATTTGTAATAGAAACTGCAGTAACATATCCATTTGAAACTGATGCTACGCCAACTAATTCAATCGGAGAATTTTGCAAGTCTTCTGTTTTGATTCCCACATTTATTGTGGTCTGTATTCCTGAACGATATCCGGAACCACTATTACCAATACTAATAGATTGAATAGTTCCTGCAATAGAAATTATTGCTGTTCCTCCAGCAGAAACCAGAGGTTGATATCCAAATCCTTGAGTAGATGCAACGGATAATATAACACCACCTCTAGGAACACTAGATGTGTTTACATCATAATCAGATGAAGAAGAATTTCCGGTGAAAGTTACCGTAGTAATTCCTAATTTTTCTTCCAATTTATAATCATCAATAATATTGGAGAAATTAGGACCCTGGAATATATCATTAACCAAAAGAATTGCATTAGATGTCGATATTCCAGTGACATTAGAACCATTTACTTTTAATGAGAATGTTTTATCAATTCCATTAAAGTTATGAGAAATATCATCAAAAATATAATTTGATGAGTATGCCTCACGGTTTCCATCTTCTAGACCAGATCTTAAGAAAACTCTTCCGGAAAATGAAGAACCTGTTACTATACCAACATAGTCTAGTTCATCCCATCTATTTGTTGGATTTAAAATTGGAACCTTTCCGTAAGGAGCTTCAGCAAAGTAAATCGTATTATTAATTATATTATAATTTCCAATAATTTTTATAACTAAATCAGAAGAAGAATGTGTACTTAATCCCGTCCCAAACCATCCTCTTAATACTTGAATAGCATTAGTGCTTCCAACACCAACAGAGGTAACTTTAAAAATTTCTTCGTTAATTTTTAAAAAGTTTCCGGAGGATATTGATGTTATTCCAGAAACATACACTTCACTATCAAAAAAAGTTATGTCTTTTGATAATATGGAAGTTACCGCAGTAGACGTGATTGGCGATTGAATCATATTATCAATACTTATTATCACCTTTTTATTTTGATTTTTACACTTAAACCTATGAGAAGTTCCAATTCCAACAGAAGTTATATCTAAAAAGTTTGGTATGGTCCTTAATGCTTCCGAAGCTGAAGCAGCAACTCTTATATCAATTTCACTGACTTTTATTACATATAGTTTTGTTGGTAGTTTATCAGTAAGTCCAATTCCAGGAATAGAAGTATTTGCTATTCCTATAGACTGAGTTGTTCCTATACCTTGTGAATAATATTCAATTTCTTCTCCTGTGGAGAAGAAATGATTTGGAATTCTTATTGTATCAGATTCTGTTTTTACTATTGCTGGATTACTTGCATCGAAATATCTTTCAAATATTGGAAGGTTACTATGTTTTAGTACAAATTCTTTTTTGATATCATTATTTGTTCCAGTATAACTTCCATAACTGTAACCAATAGATCCGTTTATCAATGAAAGTTCTGAACTCATGAAATCCTCCGTTACTTTATCTTTAGGTTATACGAGTAATCCAACATTTGTTTGGAACACTTTGATATCAACTTCAATATTTTCGTTGGGCGTAAAGTATATATTAGTAATATCACCAGATAACCCAGCACTTATAGAACCTAAAGGAGAATCTGAATATAAAGAACCAAATTCAGTTATATAACATTCATTTGTATTTGTGTTGGATATAACCAAAAATTCAGAAACTTGATAATTTAAGGATGTTAAATCTTCAATAGAAATTATTGAATATGATATATTATATACATTATTTAAATATGATGTAATAGTTGTAATAGATGGAGAAGAAGAAGATGCAATACCCACAGAATAAGAATTTATAGAACTTCCTTCTAAAGTTTGACTTCCAGTTGAAGAAAATCCAGAAGTTGATATTGATACAATTAAAGTGTTAATAACATAATCAACCTCAGTTTCTGCATCTGGAATCAAGTCAATGATTACATTTCCGCCAGAAATATATGCATTGTAAGTTCCAATACCACTAGTAGATCTTGAATTAAAACTATTAGTAGTTATTTGGCCATAATCCATTAAGTATACATTCGTATTGTCATGAATATATGTAACTTCATCATATTCATAATATGATGAGTCTGTAGCACCTATTTGAACTAAAACCTTTGAAGACCTAACCGTAGTTGCAATACCAACAATTGAATTTCCAATTCCTGCACTAGATCCTTGAGGAATAGTTACCGTATTTGTAAATAATGAAGAGACATCACCTAAAGAAATTGTTCCAATTCCAGTACTTATATCTCTTAAAGAAAAATTAAATAGTTGTAAATTATAATTATTCAATTTTGATTTATTTGGATAAAATAATAAATTTCCGGTGTTTCCTGTAATAGAAAAATCAAAGGATCCAAGATCAACAAAACTATAAAGACCATATTGGTTTATGAAACCAGTTTCATTATTATGAATTAAAGAAACCATTGATAGTTGATTTTCTCCAACAAACTTTTTATCTTGAATTGATATGACGTATTTTCTAGATCTAAAATCTTCAAGTAAGAAAGAATCCACTACACTAAATTCTGTAGCTCTTGGATTACTATTGAACTGTTCGGACAAATCATCAATAACCAAAACTCTATTACTAATAGATTCAATATAATCTTGAATAAGTCTAGAATTAAAAATAATTTCGCTTGAGTATAAAGAATTATCGAGTATCAAATTATTTTCTGATGCTAAATCAAAATCAGTAACACAATTTAAATTAATCGCATTTGAAAAATCTGCAATACTAGTAGAGTCACCAGAATTTTGATCTGTAGAAGCAATTCCAACACTTCCTGTAGAAGATTCTATAATCAAATTACCAAATTTTTTAAATCCTGCAGTATGATTTAAAGTACTGACTGGATTATCCCAAATACTTAAATCAACTTGAGATTTAATATCATATGAAAAATATTGATAATAATCACTATCATGAATTCTTTGAAAATCATTATTTAAAAATCCAGTATCTCTATTCCAACCTTTTTTAACTTTAGATGAAGAATTGACAATATATGTTGTGTCGTTTATTTCCAGACTTTTAACTATTGCAGTAGATGCGGATGTTTTACCTCTAATTATATCTCCAGATTCAAAATCATCTGATGTTGATACTTTTAGATATTGATTGATAGAATCCCATCTTTCAATTTCTCCCGAAGAATTATCTGAGTATACTACCTCACCTTCATAAAAATCATTTCTCTTCAAAACTGGGACAAATGTTGGGAATTGTGATTGTGGAATTATCCTTCCCGAAGAATAGAAACTTGAAAAATTACCGGGAACTTCATCTACATCTAAGTAGGGCGATAAGTTGTAAGCAACTGTTGCTCCTATTCCTCCAATGTTTGGATCAACAGAGTTTATTGTAAAGAGTGTATAATTATATTCTGATGAATTGTATCCGCGTACTGATTCTGTCGTAGACGTAGCAACATTTATACCTTCAATTAATACCTTTTCGCCAACAAAAAATGGAAAATCTTCTGCATCACTAAAGTTTGCGTCCAAAGTTACAACTACATCTTTATTAGATGGATTAAATATAATATTTTGTATTTTTATTCCATTTGAGTTGTTTATTGGTATTATAGTCGGTATTGAATTTGAAAGTTCTGTTGTGTTTCTTTCAATAGTAACATTAGTATCACCCGGAGAATAACTTAATACAACATCTTTCAAGACTTTATTTGTAAGTCCATCAATTACGATTAGATTGGGTGGAGTGTTATAATTTTTACCAAAAGAACTTATTCCAATATAATCAAATGTTGACAAAGATTCAAGTTGCAAAATACTTGGGAATCTAGCTGTTGGTCTAACACTGTAATCGGAAGAATAATCAAAGCCAATGTCTTGTAAAGTCACTGATGTAACTTTACCGATATTATTTGAATCGGGTATTAAATACGCATTTTCACCACTTTCTGATATTATGGAACTAATCCCAGGTAAAGTTGAGTATCCATTTCCTTTATTTAAAATTGTTATTTCTTTAATTGGTCCAGTAGGATTATGACTATCAGTGTAGTATTCAATACCATTATTATATGATACAACTTCTGGATTTTTTAAAATATTATATTTAAATGTAGATGGAGAAATTTCAGAAATTGTATAAGTACCATTATATTCACTTTCATTAATTGATATCTTATTATTTGATACAACCTCAGAATCTAAAATAATATCTTTTTTGATTTGTTGATTCAGATCAAGATTAATTGGAACTAAGTTGTAATATAATTCAGAAGGAACTTTATCGTTTAACTTTAATGTCAATTTTGCAGTTGAATCTATACCAACTAATCCTGATTTTTGAAGTTCAAAAGTAATTGTTAGTTCGGTGGTGTCAAATTCTTCAGAAAGTGTAGAATCCTTAAATAGTTTTAATTCAAAAGCCGGATATGAAACTGAGTTTCTAACAAAGGATAAAGAAGAATCAGAAAGATCAAAATTAACAATATAATTTCTTATCAAATTGACAGGTGGATTTATTGGCGAAATAACACCAGGAGTAGAAGAGAAAATAGTAATATTTTCTGTAGTTAGATTTGTTGAGTTGTAGTAACTATTGGCTAATTGAATTTTGTCCGGATCAATTACAATAACATAATACATTCCATTATTAACTAATCCAGAAGCCGGAGTTACTGCAGTATATAAAACTTTTTGTCCATTATAAAATCCATGTTTGTTGATAGTAATAATACTATTTGAAGTATCAATTGAACTGAATGATCTTGGATTAATTATTATCCTGCGATTATAATCATCATACTTAACAATAATTGAGGTTTCTATACCAGATTTAACGTTTATTGTAACCGAATCAAGTAGAGATAGACCATGAGTTTGTGCAGTAGACACTGTAACTATATTTTTAGTTACCTTTGTACTTAAAAGATTGGAATAATTTGTTTTAAAACTATGAATTTGCCCGGTTCCTACTGAAGTAATATAAAGTATTTCTGATACAGTAGAACCAATACCAACAAATGTTCCAGTTGATCCAATACCAACTTTAGATGTTGATATTCCAATTAAATCATTTGAAATTTTTGCAACATAAACTATAGAATTATTTGAAAGTTGGAAACTATTAATGCCATCTGTGGAGACAGAAATAGGAGTTCCGCCATTTGAAAAATATGTTAAAGAATCTCCAGTATTTAAATCGTGATTTTCAAAATATATTGATCTAGTTGGAATTACTAATTCAGTAATTCCTGCACCTGGATTTGAAAAATAAAGCGTACTTCCAATTCCAATTCCCGATAGTGTACCCAATCCTACTGATTCAGTTGGGTTAAAATAAATTTCTCTGTTAATATTAAAGTTATATGATGTCGATATTCCAAAATTTAAAGTAATTTTTCTTGGTTTTTCTGTTATTATAGTTCCAGATGAATATGATGTTAATCCTATGGTTCCATTAAAATTACGTAAAACTCTTATTCTTGATGATTTTGAATCTACATTTAATACTTTAACCTGTTCTTGTCCAAATTGATAAATGTCATTTTCTCTAATTTCTGGGTGATTTAGATTACCAGAAACATTAAAATAGGTTACAATTCCTGTATACTGCGCAGACCCAACTCCACTAGTTAAAGTTAAGAAATTTTGTAATACCTTTATATTCCCAGATTTTCTATAATCATATTTACCGGTGATGTTTACAAGATCATTATTTGATAATCCATGAGGAGTTGTTGTAAATCCAATAAATTCTTGATTATATGGATAGAAAATTACATCATTATAAGAAGAAGATGCGACACTAATTTGAGTTACTTCTTTGCCTTTTATTTTTGTGACTTTTGCCTTTGTATTAGAATACGAAAAATCATCAGTAAATTTTAAAACATCATTAACTTTATAATCATTTCCTCCAGTTATTATTCCTACATTGTACACGTTACCAGAGGTAACACTATTAACGATAGATTTTTGTTGTTTGATTGTATTCGGATTGACTAAGTAATCGTAATCTTTTAGATTATAAGGAGTGATATTTCTCCTCCAGTCAGTCTGATTTATATCAATAAAATCTTGGTTTGATGAAGGTTTAAAATTAAACTCTATTAATTTAAACTTATATGTTGGTCCTACAGCGTATGGGAAAACTGGATTTTTGAATCTAACTTCACTATTATCAATAGTAGTAAAGTAAGCATATACTCCATATGGATATTCTGGAGTTATACAAAATCTTCCATTATGCTCATCTAGATCTCCGTCTGCATTGTATACATAATCTTCAATGAAAAATCCTTGAGGATACAGAGAAAGAGATGGTCTATCGATTCTTGAATTAAGTTCTGGATCAATTTTGTAACTAGATGATAATAATTTTACAGAACCACCAGTTTTTGAAGAATATCCATAAGGACCATATATTGGACTACCATCATAAGCCCAACCTAAAATTGGAGAATGTGCAGTTGATGTCAGTTCATTATTGTTGATAAATTGTAAATCTGAGGTATAATTAATTTCACCATCTACAAAACTAGTTGCTTGAGCAAGTTTTCGTAACTGCTTAGGAGCATATGCGTGTGTGTATTGTAATCCAAATGACGGATTTAATCCCGTTGTTAGTACGCCATCATCATTCGGTAGTTGTGAGTTTAATCTCAACCTCTCAACCAAATTTATTTTCCAAGGTTTAATCTGAGCCTCAAATTTTGCCCCGCTTCCACCAGAAGTTATATTGATGAAAGTATTTGAATTATCATAACCAGCTCCACCATAAATTACATCTACTTTTATTAATGTTCCATTCGAAAAAACAGGAGCTAATACTGCGCCAGATCCAGAACCAATGATCTCAATATTTGGTGCTGAAATATATCCACTTCCTGAACTTTGTACCAAGACTTCTACAATCTTTCCATCAAAAATAACAGGTTTAACTTGAATTCCTGATCCAGAATTTAACTGAAATAGAGGTTGCCTATTATAGTTAAGAATATCTTCAGAACCATAGTTATTTCCACCAGATTCTATACATACTGACTGAATTTTACCTCTGAATACTGGTCTAATTGCGGCATTAAAATTTTGTCCAGTTAAAGTAGATATTCCAATTCTTCCATTTATAATAACTTCAATTTCCGGATAATTAAACTTATGGAGACCTGATCCAGTTGATGTTAAGTTTATATATTGATTTGTATCATAATAGAAAGAAGTTGTAATTCCTAGAGAAGAAATACCAATCTGAGACAATCTAAATTGATTGTCATTTATTTTTGTTATATAATAAGAAGACTCCGAAGTTAAACCGCTAATTGGAGTTTCTGTTGGATGATACGTTACAATTTCTCCACTCAAATATCCATGATTTTCGATACTAATAATATTAGAAGAAGTATTAATTCCAGTTGGATTTGCAATTGATAATTTATTTTGATAATTTTCTCCAGAATTTTCAATACTAATAGAACTTATTTTTTTCTTTTTATTCCTCGATTTGAATAAATGATTTCCCACACCAAATGATGTTAGGTTTATGGTATTAATACCAATGACTGCATCATCAAAAGACGGATATAATTTTATTGTTTTTCCATCCTGAACGGAAATAAAATATGAAGAATTTGAAACCAATCCTCCGATTGGTGTTTGTTCTTCCGATGAATAGATAACTTCTTCAATATCTCTAAACTTATGATAAGTTGAAAAACCAATAGTATTAATTGGACTGAGATTTACGAAACCAGTAGAACCTTGAGAATTAAAATTAACTTGATGATCAAAACTTACTAGATTTGCTCTTGCTTTTGCTTGAGATCCATTTCCACCTTTGATTACTATCAAAGGATCCTCCAAATAATCAAATCCAGGGTCTAGAATGTCTATTCGTTCAAGACTACCAATTACTGAACAATATGCAGTTACACCAGAACCAATTGGATCAATGACAGTTAACTCTGGTGGATTAATAATATCATAACCAGATCCAGAAGAAGTTGGGATGATCTTTTGGATTGGGCCATAATAAACATTATCTTTAGACTTGTAATTTAAGAGTTCAACTCCATTAATAAAAATTCCAATTAATCCGGGTTCAGTTTCATATACATTTCCATCATTCTCTGGAACTGAAATTCTTCTAATTAACTTTTGAGATTCTAAAGTTTGACTTGTTAGATCTGTGTAAGTAAATTCTGAGAGTTCAAATTTAACATTTGTTACTGTGGTTGATGCTATCGAAACAAAATTATCAGTAAAAATATTGTTTCTACTTCTTGATAGTTTTACTTCAGTGTCACTAATCTTTTTGATGAAGTATATTCCAGTAGAAATTCCCAAATTATTATTTGGAGTTGGTCGATAAACAATAGAATCTCCGGTATATAAACCATGATTACCTATTTGTAAAATAGTTCCTTTTGTTGCATCAGTTTCATCTTCTGGAGTAAATGTACCACTAAAAGTTATTGAACGATCTCTTATATCTAATGGACTATCTTGATATGAAGGTAGCGATGGAGAAGCTACATATAAACTAGAATCTTCTTTAGAATAATAAATATTTTGAATATTCGATGTATATTTGTTTACTTCTGGGTAGTTTGGAGAATTAACCTTTAATAAATTTTTTCTTACAGTATAAGAAAGACTTTCATTTAATAAAGATTGCTCTGAACCAAACTGAACAATGAATGATCTTGAATTTTCAAATGAAGTAACTGATCCAGTTTGTTCGACTCCGCTTGAAGGAATAAGAGTTACCGAATCTCCAACTTTTATTAGATGATCATCAACTGTGTTAATTGCATAAGAACCATCTGAAGTATCTAAAAGTTCAACAGATTTGACTTCGTATTTTGTTGAAAGATTGAAAAACCAATCATTTGATTTATAATCCTTTAAATCTATTCCTAATGTTTTAATTTTTATAGTATCTCCTTTAGAATAGAATCTTGTATTATTTGGTATATTCAATTCGGAGAGAACACCAAGAATTCTTACTTTTATTCTTTCTGTTGTATCAGCATTTTGATCTCTGTAATCACCATATGCAAAAGCATTATATTTCATTTCCGTTTTTAATGGAATATCCTGATCGATTCCAGAACAATTTAAAAACTGATTTAGTGTCTTAGATCTATAATTAATCTTTAAAGTTGTTCCATTTTCCAAATTAACAACTAAATTTCCACTACTAGGAAATGAAACTGTAGAATCAACATCGAGAGTATTTGATCCAGATATTGCAGAAGTAACTAATCTAGTCTTTGGATGAATAGAAAATTTACCATAAACAGTACCACTGGGTAAAATATCTTTATTATAATCAGCATCTAAACTTATTACATAATAATCTTTTTGATTTCTTCTGATTTTTTCTATTTTTGTTATGGTTCCTTGTGCACTATTTAAAAATCCATCTCCATCTTGTTTAAAAGTTAAATTAACAAGATTTTCTGGATTTCCCTCTATTTTTTCTACAACTAGATCAGAAGTAATTCTATATTGTGCATTGGATGGTTCTATTAAGTAATCTCTTGGTCTAATTATTTCCACATTTTTCCCATACAAGGCACCAAAAAGAATCTTAAAAGAATTATCAGTTCCTTTTGATGAATAAAAATCAATAGTTTGTTTAATAAAAAGTCTTTGGTTCAAATCCGAATATAACTTTCTATCTTCAAAACCAGGAGTTACTTGTTTCTTTACTTTATATAAAAATTGCTTGAGAAAAAGAATACTTAAATTTATAACTTTTGTTGGATTCCCATCTGAATCTAATGCATAGTGCTGCTGAGACTCAGAATCAACAAATGAAAGTTCATCATTGGAATAATATGTAGTAATTCCACTAAAACCACGAACACATCCCTCAAATGAAGTAGATGTTTTTGAAGTATATGTTATGATTTCAGAATCAATTAGAAGAAGACCATATGATTCTGGAAATCCCGCAGTGGATTTTACTGAAATGCTAGAATCAAAAAAAGTTATATCCGAAGTCAGTGTAGTAGAATCTATTAAGTTTGTTAGGTTATCAACGTTGATATATTGATCAATATTCTGAAGTATATCACTTACTCCACCTTGACTTTCCAGTGAAGTGTAATATTGTGTTAAAAATTCAGAAGCGAGAGGAAACTCTTCTATTACATATTGAGGGAATTGATTTTCAACAATTGAACTAACTTTGATTCTGGTTTCTTTCATTTGATTATATTCTTACGAGATCTCCGTTGTTATAACTTGATGTAAATTTATATGTGGAACCAGAAATATCTGCTCCAGAAGAAATTTCATCAGATAACATATTTAATGTACTATTATTAATATCTAGTTGCAAATATAAATCCTGCAATCCGATCACATCATTTGATTTTGGAATTGCTGAAATCTGAATAATTGGTTGTGCAAATGAAGTTTTAGTTGTAGAAGTTATGTTTACCGGATATAAAATAATCTCTCCTTTTGCGTAATTAATTTTTCCTGCATCTTTTTTAATAATTACAGGATTTGTTGGGGATTGGAGTCTAAAGAATGATATTGTTCCGGTGATGCCATCTGAATTTGGAAAATCTGCAAGATACAATGTTCCAGTTGTCCCCGCAATAGTAAATCCAGAAGATTTGATATTATATCCATTTGATTTTTGAATAAAAAATTCATTACCAAAACATATTTCATAATCAGCAAACTTACTTGTTTCTGCTCTTAAATCTCTTCTGATTTTAATTTTTGTAATGTTAGAAGTTATAGAATTATCAGAATCGTCAATTATTTTCAAAAATTTACTATATTTAAAGCGAGCGCCATATCTATTCAATTCACTAGAGTCTGCATATCTCTGTATATTATTAAGAATAGTCGTTTTAATTTGATTTGGATCTAGAATATTATTTGAATTATAGTAGGCAACAGTATCTGATTCTACATAGAGATATTTAAGGTCAATAATTTCAGGAACTATTCCAGCGACGGAGTATCTCCTCAAAGAATTTCTAATATTATCTTTAACTTGGTTTGATACAAATGGACCATTAACTGGTTTAATACTAATAAAAACTCTTCCATATTTTGGTGGACTTAAATCTTCTCCACCAAAAACAGAAATTGATTCTGCTTCAGGATAAATTGTAGGAATAATTGTTTCGTAGTCAGTAGCCGTTACTGCACGATTTTGTGAAGAATATTTTCTGGGAGCATATTTCTTAATAGACTCTACTGATTCAATTTCTCTTCCATTTTGAGATGGAGAATTTGTTGTGATTAGTGAAATGCCAGTAGTGACAACACGATTATTATTATCTACGATTCTTCCATTAAAATTAAATGCTGATACTCCATTTGCATCCTCTCCATTGGTTATAATGTAAGAAACTTCTATAAAGTTTTGATTGTCTAGTTTTTTTCCAAAAATACCATCACCAAAAATTAATTCATATCTTTGATCTTCTATTTCCTGAATGAAAAAGACTCTTGATTCTGAATCAATATCAAAAAGATTTTTTGATATTTTAAAAGTTTTTCTAATTGTACTTTGTTGATTATTTCTAACACTTACTTGAATTGAGTCAATATCAATATTAGTATTATCTAAAATAAAACGTTGATTTGGATTATTTGAGTCTACCGTAAATGTATTAACTACAAAAGCGCCTTCATAAACATTTATATTTTCAAATAATGCAATATTATTTACAACTGGAACAGTAATATCTTGAGGAATCGTGAAAGTATAATTTTGATTTCCAAATACTGCAGAAGTTGTGCAAATAATACCCTTTTTAAGAGTCAAAGTAATTGGATTTGTAGTAAATCCTGCAGTATCGACAAAGAATGTTATATTTGACTTTGCTGCTGAACGAGAACGTGGAACATAACCAATATTTCTTGCAAGAGAAACAACATTTTCTCTTAGTGTTGCACTATCAATAAAAACCTCATTACTCACCATATTTGCATTATATGATGAGATATAGGTATTATACGCTAAAACATCTATTATAGTAGAAAGATTCGATCCTTCAAAATCATAATCAGTAAAATTCGAATTCGCTCTAAGATAATCACGAATTGAGAATTTAATTTGATCGAAATCTAAATTAGTAAAATTTACTAGTGACATTTATCGTGTTGGATGAAGTGCAAATGATAATTGTTGTGGAAGAACGTCGATTCCAACAATACGGTAGTTAATCGTCACATAAAAATCATTATCATCAAAATTCGGTACGACAGTTACCTCAATTAATTCTACTCTAGGTTCATAATTTAAAATTGTATTTTCAATTTCATCCTTTATGATGGATGCAGAAATATCATCAATATTTTCAAAAAGAGCACGACTTATCCCTGATCCTAGATTTTCATTAAAAAATCTTTCTCCAGGATAGGTAAGTACTAAATTCCTTATAGAACGAGCAATTGCGGTTTCATTTTTAAGAACAATTAAATCATAATTAATAGGATTTACTTGAAAAGACATACTTATATCTTTAAATCCTTTACTTACCCGTTCTACAGGCATAAAAAAATATAAAAACTGTATTATTTATTCGGTTTTTTTGGATTCGTAAAGAGGTTCTGTTCCATATTCCCAATCATCATAATCCTCATCATTGCGAATTTTGGAATGAATTTCATTTTGAATTTTAAAATCATGTTTTTTTGGTGTTAGATCATCATTTGAGATCTCACGAAGCATTTTTTGTCTCAAAATTTTCTCTTCCCAACCATATTCTGAGGACAAATATTGTGTACCCCATTCATTTTTCATAAAATCTTCGTTTTTATCAACTTTTTTAGTCATTTTTTTCTCCTGATTTATAAAATCAGAACTTTTTACGGGGTTTCTATCCCGTTTTGACTATATCATAGTCATTTTGAAGAATTTCTTTAAGATACTCATCATCCCATAGGTCATAATATAAAGTTTTTGCTAAATTTTCACGAAATTTACGTAATTTTTCAGTTGGTTGCGCTAAAATTAAATTGTACTTACCATTATTTGTTTGAATTCCATTGATATAGGTATCATAAGATCCACAATCTTCAAAAAATTTCCATTTTTCATATTTTTGATTATAAAAATCAACCCAAAATTGAACGGAACTCAAATCAAAATAGTCTTCAACTATAAAAATGATAACCTGATACCCATCTATTGGATTAATGTCCTCAACGGAGCACTCTACAATCTTAAATTTTGCATTTGATGCAAAAGGACAGATTGCAAATCCATTCAATTCTTTTCTTAGTTTTGATACTTCCTTAATCCAATTTAAAATGTGAAGTTCTTTTTCTGAAAACATAAAAAAAGAGTGCTTATTGTATTTAAGCACTCTGAAAATTATTTACCTTGACCTCTATATTTTTTCTTACGTCCATTGCGAGAAGTTGCACTCAGTAATGTGCGAGGAGAACGTCCTTGCCGAGTCTTCTTAGGCGCTCCGGGTTCAAAGAGAGTCTTATTGCCACCACCTTTTGCCATAAATTACCTCCATTAAATTACGCGAGTTTTCTCATGTCCTACTCTGATACGAGGATCGCACCAGATCTCAAATCCTGCCTCTTTTGCATCAAGACAGAAAGAAACGTCTTCACCACACATATCTTGAACTGCACCAGACTCAAAGACTTGCATCTTCGGAGCAAACCAAGGGTATTCAAGATTCTCAAAGACTCCCTTCTTAATCAGAACCCAACCAAAACCAGTGTAGTCTACTGTGAAAGGCTTTCTACGCTTGGAAATTGATTCCACGGTTTCATGATTCATCACACCACCGTTCTTGCGGAAATCATCTTCCTCCAACCAGTGTGCGACAGATGTTGTGTGACCATCTTCGGTAGCATACCATCCAGCAACAACTTCTTTTTCTTCTCCATCTTCCGAAAGAGCAACATCACAGAGTTGCCAGAATTTGTTAGAATCAAAAACAATATCACTATCAATCCAGAGTTGATAATCATATTGTAGTTTACCATCCCAAGGAACTTGTTTTGGTCCTCTAAGTACATTTGCGCCGAGAACCTTACATCTTGCAAAGTTAACCATCGAGGAGTAATCCTGAGAAATCTGAATACTCATACCGTTTTGAACCATATCAAAACAGAGTTGTACAAATGCTTTGAGGAAAATAAAAGAGCATCCACGCCCAGGAAGGCAGAAGATAATTGATTTTCCCCTCATTCTTTCTTTAATCGCATCATAGTCCCACTCAGGTCCTGAGACTTTTGGTGCTGTTGCTTTAACTGTAAATCCTTTTGCCATAAGTTAAAATAACCTTCAGATCAATTTTATCGTCCTATTTAGTATTTGTCAATATGATGCATTTTGTACTATGTGTTTATTGACAGTCACTTCTTCATACTTCAAATCTTCTTTTGAAATATTCGCACCTAACAAATCAACCATTCTGTGTAACATCTCCCAGATTTCAGAGAATTTACTCTCTGGGAGACTGTGATAGATGCACCGATCCTTTGCGTATATGTGATATAATTTTTCGTAATTTTCCATAAAATTTTTCCGGATTTTTTATCTGGTCACCGCATTATATATCATCACTAGCTGCGTTTATCTGGGCGCGACTTACCGTTCTTATGAATCCATCTTGTGAACGTTTTTTACCTCCGGAAATTTTTTATGAGATTGATATTTATCGGTCGATTTGTCACCTCTGTAGGTTAGGGTAGTGATCGATTTTTATATATCGGGACAACGCCGCGCGACGCTATAACAAATCGGCGCGATTTAACTGCTCTACGACTGTCCTCACGATCATAACATAAGGGCGCTCCAGTGTCAACCAGAGCACCCACAGTTAGTATCAGAAATCAATCACATCTGCAGTGGGTTCGCTACCATAACCCTCCGAAACATCGTCAGAGGTGAGTGCATCAAGAATGGAAAGAATCTCAGTGCCAGTGTTACCTTGTGCCAGCAGGGAAACAAGAACTTGCTTGGTCATAATGAAGAAGAAAAGTGTAAGAAACAGTGTGTGTTGTGAGTGTCTTTAACGGTCGGAGATTTCCAACCCTTTATAGTGGCGCACTCATTCCACTTGCTATAACTTAGAAGTCGTCGAACACATCGCTATTCAGTTGGATCGCATTTACAGCAGGATCATCAAACCTTACACCGTCAAGAGTTTGTGTCATAAAATCACGGATAGATTCAACGAAGTCTTGATACGAACCGCACTCACGAGCGATATCATAAAGACCCTCATCATTGAGGATCCAGAGTGCAACATTCCAGGTCTCATAATTCTCCCAACCGTTATAGGAAACGTCAAGAGCATTGCGTTGGAAAGTGGTAGTCATTTGGAGAAGAATTTAAGTAGGTTGGTCTTATACTACTAGGACACTTTAGAGATGAGTAACTTTAATCACTCACACATCGATCAGACTTGGGTAACGAAGTTGGTACCACTGGAGCGATTTGTGCGGCAACGATTTCCCTTCGTTTGTGTCATCACCAGATCAGACTTACGGGGTTTCGCAGATGCTAACCGTGTGACCTTAACCTTACCCTGAACCTCAGCAATCATCAGATCCAGAGTAGACATTGAAGCGAACTCAGTGAGTGTCATTTTGAGAAGGATTGAAGGGAGTTTGTGTTACTTATCAGTCGCGGGGAGATGTAGACCAAGGAGCATAAAATCCTTCAATCTCACCAAACGTTTGCTCCAGATACTTCTCTTCATTTGAGAGAGTTTTGGTCACAAATTCGTCGTTCAAATAGTATTGAAACTCAGTGTACCATGACTTGATACGATTACCCTGAGCGTCCCACGATTGACGCCACAGAGTGTTAGGAAAGCACTGATAGACGTTACCAGTGAAGGGGGAAGTGTAGGAGGAGGTGTTTCTCATACTACTAGGACACTTTCAAGGTGAGTAACGTTAATTGTCGAACACTAGTGCTACTCTACTGTCTGCAGACGTTCTATAAACTCATCCAGATAGTCTGTCGGATCGTGACCTAACTCTGCGATACGATTTAACTCATTTAAGATAGCACTCATTTGCTTCACATAAGGTACGCGCATTCTCTCTGTCGTACCCAGAAAAGTGTAATTCTTCGGTCTCCCGCCAGCACAATTCTTGGGACGAAACCTAGCATCTTTCCTACTCTTTTCGATGTGGCATTTGTTACATAAAAGTTGGCACTTTGATAACTCTTCCTCCAAAACTTCCTTGGGTTTGTGATACCCTGCGGAAATGTTGAATGACTTTGTGGAGGGGTCAATATGGTCGAACTCTAATGTTTCAGTGCAACCGCATTCTACACACTTTCCACCCAGTTTTTCGATGAGGATTTCTCTAAAATAGTTCATAGGTATTTTGTCCTTTAATACCTTTTTATTTATAGTGTTTTTGATGTATTAAGGGACAAAACTAAAAGTGCGTTTCTTACCACTTAGAGGGACAATCGAGGTCCTCAACGTATGCTTCACACTTCTCAGATGGCTCAAGTTCGAATAACTTCTCCCAGTCTATTTGGTGTGGATCGAAGTCTGCTAGAACGTTCATTTCCAGAGTGATCCTATAACGCTGCTTCTGTGCTTGATGATACGCAACCGACATAAGTACGCTCCTTTGAGTTATGGAATCATTCTATAATGTCTTGGAGTAGGTGTCAAGTACCTGGGGAGTATTTATGTGGGTTCCGGGGGACTCTGGGAGGGTCTTGTGAGGATTTTGTGACCTTGGGGGTTGACGGATTGCGTTCCTTATGTTATGCTGTCTTAGATGACTACAAGATCACACATTTATTAAAGATACCACGATCAATATAACAATCTCATACACCTTTTATTTTACATTATTTTTTCCATCAGTTAGTATAGCAAACCATCATCAAAAAGGTGCTATTTATACATATTATTAGAACGTCTTATCAGTAATGAACCAAGGAATAATCTATGCCATTTTCAATAAAGAAACTGGCAAATATTACATAGGTCAAACTATACACGAACTGAACAAAAAGTGGAAGGAACATCTATATGAAGCGCGGAGAATGAATGATGCTCCACTATACAGATCTCTACGCAAATATGGAGAAGATAAGTTTAAGATTAGGGTGATAGAAGAGTGCTCTGCGGATATACTTGACGACAGAGAAACTTACTGGATAAATGAATACAACTCTTACATCAATGGATATAATCAAACTTCAGGATCTGGCGGTCAGTATAGAGTAAGCATTACAATGAGTGGGGTTGAGAAGACACCAGAACACATTGAAAATATAAGAAAATCAATAAAAAGAAACGGCGTTGGTTTTAAGATAAGAGGTGACGGTAAGCATAGTTGTGTCAAAGTAAAAACGATAAATGTTGATACTCTGGAAGAAAAGTTTTACGATAGTTTAACTGAATGTGCGAAAGCATTAAATATCACAAATGGAAACCTTTGTCGTTATATCAAACACGGATGGAAAGTTAAAGGTCACAGAATAATCAAGTTAGAGAATAAAAAGAAAAGTCACGCAATCTATGGCGTAGATAAGATTACAAATCAAGTCAAATATACGTTCTCAAGTGTAAGAGAAGCAGGGAGAGTTTTAGGAACTGGTGGAGCAAGTGGATGTGATAAATCACTCAAACATCCACACAAATACACTTGGAAAGGTTGTTATTGGTTCTATCAATAAACATAAAAAAAGAGCGCGGTTACCAATCGCGCTCGTGTTCACCCAACCACCTTTTTATTGGAATTATCTATACTCTACGGAAGTCACTTTTGATTGTAGATGAGGCAAACTCCCTTCCTCTTTGTATGAAATTAGTTAAACCAGTATGCTAAATCTGCGAGTTCTGATGCAATCTCTTCTAGATTATCTTCGGTGAGTTTGCTGATGAGTTGTTGTTTGAGATTAGCGTCCATGATTATCATTTAAGTTCAGTTGAGTTTGATACCATTGTTGAAAGGAACATCACCGTTGGATGTTGATACAAACCACTGAAAGTTCTTTTGATAAACAGACTCACCAGTTCCGTGCTCTGAGAGAATAGCATTAAGACGCGATTTGGTGGTATTTGATTTTACTCCACCATCAAAGATTTCCAACCAAGTATCACCTACCATTGCAATCAGATTGCTATACAGATAGACGAAACTTACACCTTCAATGTTAATGACTTGAGTGTTTGCGGATTTCCAATCAGTTTCGGTGCTGATTGCGCGGTTCATTTGTGCTTCGATCTTACGCATTGTGGTTTGGGGTAAGTGGTGATACTACTAGGACACTTTGAAGGTGAGTAACTTTAATCAGGCAGGTCAGAGATTGGATTCCATGATCACATCACGAACTTCCATCTTGAAGTAATCATAACCCAGCTTCTCCAGCAGATAGATCGTGTAAGCATCTGCAGTGGATTTACAATCAAACAGTTTCAGGGAGTTGAAGTCTTCACCTTCATACTTATATCCACCAATTACAGCATAGACTTTCATATTGATTTGATCGGGAGTGAGAGTCATTTCAGTTCAGAAATTAAGTGATTTAATGTTGAGAAAAACCATCTGAAGAGGTTCACCGTTCACATGAAAGAACACATAGTTAGGGTGAACTTCAATGTCACCATCTACAGTGGAGAGGTCAACATAATCATGCCCATCATTGTCTGAAATGTAGGGATTGTCGTCTGTATCATACCCTACAAAATAGAGGATATCATTGACACTTACAGCATAGGAATCTGCCAGAAGATTGTGAAATTGATTGAGAGTGATAGTAGTGTGAGTCATTTGTGTTACAGTTTGTGAGGGAAATCAGATACGAAATGCACCGAGAGAGTTAAACTTAGTCCAGATGTTTTTCTCTGCGATACGCTTACCGTCAATCTGGAAAGTATAACGGAGTTGTCCTTTTACAGTCTTGGAAACTTTACACGTGAGGCAAATCTCACCGTCACGCTTACCATTCCAATCATACTTTGGAAAGTAGTGATTACAAACTCCATCGAAACGGCAATCAACAACACTGTTACGTTGTTGATAGTTTTCAAGTGCAAGTTGCTCAGTGAGAGCAATGCTGTCGAAGAGGTCGTGTGTGTTCATACTACTAGAACACTTTGAAGGTGAGTAACTTTAATCAGTAGTAAGTTCGAAACACATAACCATTCACAAATGTGAAATCATAGCGTAGATTTTGCTCAAAAGTTTCTTGCCAATCAATCACAACAAATGAAGGAATATCGTACTGTTCAGATGTATATTCCTCTGCAAACTCTGCTTCTGAACGATACTCTCCAACGTATGCGTTCTCTGCGTTCTCTACATCAGAAAGACCAAACTCTTCAACGAACGCATCAACAACATCATAACCAAGATTCTCACCTTGCGTCACATATTCTTCGTAATAGTTAAGAAAATCCTCTTCAGAGTTTGCATCAATGAACTCTAGAATATCCTCCAGAGCATAGTTATCCTCCACGAACTCATCAATCTTATTGACAATTTCTTCGTTGAAGATTTCTTTATAGTTGTTAGTGAGAGTGACAGGCATTTGTGTTAAGAATTGTGGTTTGAGTTTGTGACTTTAATATCTTGGAAAATCACATTCCGTTGATAAAGTCAGCGAGTGCTTTTTTGTATTCAGTTTCGGTAGCAAATGTGCGACCGTGAATGGTACGCGGATAGGTTACGTTTGTTTCACCAACTGCAGCAACATTGCGGCAGTCTTGCTCATCGTAACCCATTTCAATGAGGTTTTGAACGTAGGGATTGTAATGTGTCATACTACTAGGACACTTTGAAGGTGAGTAACTTTAATTCATTGAAACTTTCTCTCTTAAACTTACATCAATGCCTCTTCTTCATCTATATTTTTCTTGAGGAAAATGATACGTTTTCTATCTTTTGGAACAGGACAACTCCTGTTCTGTTTGCAATATGCTCTCCTACCTTCTCCCTTTCCAATGTAATAGGGAGTTCCATCTTCACGCAGATATGCGTAAGTGTAAAACTTGTTATTCATTCTACTTTATGTGCCGCATCAGTATTTATGCAAGAAAGGGGGCATTTCTGCCCCCAATCTCTTTGCTTAGTTGCGACACATAAGCACTATTATTTATTCAATCAACCTCAACCCATTCTTCTCCATTATACACAACATCTGTACCAAAAACATCTGTGAACTCCAGCAAATAGTAATCTACAGATACACCTTTGATTGCAGCATCTTGAAGAGTTTGGTGATACTGTTCAGAGGTGAGAATGAAGAAATCAGTTTCAATCATTGAGGTGAAATAATATCAGCAGCAGTGTGCAATGTGTTGGATGTTACGTTGCGAACTGCTGGTGAAAGTAGAAACGCAACGGTGAAAATCAGGAGAATTGTTTTCACTTTACACGGTGATTTGAGTGTTAAACTTCTGCGGATCATTTGCAGAAATTAGGATCAATGTTACAGAATTGTTCTGCGCGTTGTTCTTGATACTCATTCACGGTTGCGATAGCATTAGCACCGAACTGAATACCAACGAAAAGTGTAGCGAAGAGAAGAACAATTCTCATTTCAGAATGTAACGATAATCAATGGATTTGATGCACCAACCTGTTGCACAGGTAATCTCTTCAACTAGATCATCCTCATCATCTGCTTCCCAGATTTGACCAATGGTTTCATCAATGATTTGTTCTTGTTTGGATGGTTGAAGTTCATACTCACCATCATCAGTGGTGAAATCAAACTTGATTTCAGTAACTTGGAACAGCATAATCAGTCAACGATAGAGTAGTTTGCAACCCAGGAAGGAATACCGCTCAGTGATAAAGAACTGTTGCGGGCATCGCAATAATCTTGGGCATCATCTTCAGAGTAAAAAGGTCCAATGTATTCTGGAGAATCAAGAGATTCAGACCAGAAACGAACGGTGAAAGTGTTAGTCATACTACTAGAACACTTTGGAGGTGAGTAACTTTAATTAGTTGAACTTTGCGTTCACTCCAACTACCTTACAAGTTGGGTTCCTTACGAGTGCAGTTTCACGCGCATCTTTGGGTGAGTTAGCATACACTTCCTCAGTGAAGACTTTGCCGCCTTGATAGAGTTTAACTTCGAATTTCATACAGAAGGAATAACAGAGATTTCTTTAATGTTGAGACCGCAGAGTTGATTATAGACGCGATTGAGTATCAGTTTGTCCGCAGTCTTTGCATCGGATTTCTCATACCAAACGGTCACACATCCATCGTTAGTTTCAACCATCACGCGATAGTTTTTCATCAGTCAAGACACACAAAGTTGTAATCAATAATGTCTTCACCTTCATCAAGATTTAGACATTCAGCAATAGCATCAGGGATAAACTTGCGAGGATGACTATTCTCATCAATCACAATCTCAAGTTTAACAACCCAAGTTTTGGTAGTCATAATCAATAAGTTTCTTTCTGGTTTTGTCGGCGTTGAGAGTCTTCATCCTCCTTAAATGGTTTATACTCAGGATGAGCATTTTCCCATTTAATCAGTTCATCAATCCAGGAAGAGTTGGAGTTGGTTTTTTTCATAATCAGGCAGGAAGTGTGCAGAAAGTTCCACACCAACCGCGAACCCATTGTAGAGTTTCAGCGTAGGAAGTGCGAGGGTTGGACATCTCCATCGTCTTACCATTGCGGGGATTGTGTGCAACGGCGACGTAGGAATAACCTTTGTACTCATCACCAGACTGCTCAATCCACATCTGGTTGACTTTGCCTTCCTTCCAATCGGTGTGGTAGGAGTAGATTTCGGAAACGATTGTTTTGCTCATACTACTAGGACACTTTGGAGGTGAGTAACTTTAATTGCTTGTCACCAAGTTCCTCTTTGGACGTGGATTTTGCGAATCTCCGAATAAATGAAGCGACGCAGTTTATCATCTGTGCTATTGTCAAAAGCAAAGTACAGACGATTAAGATACTCATCTTGTGTAGCACATTTGATACTCTCTTTGGTGCTCATTCCAATGTCGTTGAGTGTAGAACCTACAGAAACTTTGTTGCGGCCGAAGTTGCCCGAAACCCTACCTTGTGTGCGAAGTTTAGGTTTAATCTTAGAGAGATTTGAGTAGGTCATTCTTCCTCAGTCACAGCATCAAAAAAGAACTCATAAGTTGCAGAACCATTTACACTTTGTTTTGTACTCTTGAACCATTCAACAGGACATTCTTTCAACCATTCATTAAAATCTATGTGTTGACTTGTGAGATTTGGTACAGTCATTTCATTTGGTAGAGAGATTGTTGATAATACGACGGGCAAACTTCATAAAATCATAGGAAGTTACACCGTCATTATCATAACCATCCAGCATATCTGTTTGGTTGTAAGTATTCACAATCAGCAAACAAGCATCATAAAGTGCTGCCTGATGTTCCTCTTCAGAGTGAAAAGAAATTGCGTTGTAGTTAGGAAGGGTCATTTCAGTTTCAGTTTGAGTGATTGAAGAGATTGCTTGCGGGATTTGATTTTACCCTTACACATACCCTTGGTTCGTTTACACTTACCAGAGTTGTGTTTCCAGTTTGGAGTGTTCATACTATAGGGACACTTTCAGCGTCCCCCCTTTCAATCAACGAGCGTACAAATAACCACCAGACCAGTCAGCATTTGCCAGCAACCATTCACGATCTTTAATCAATCGCAGGTCATAACGAACACCTTTCGCAGGTGCTTTCCATGATGCAGACTTATACACTTCACCAGTCTTTTTGTCAATGAAGCAATGCACACTCCGCGATCCATTAGCGTTCATAATAACTTTGTGATACTTTCTACCAGTCTCAGGGTAGAACTCATAATCACAAATACCCTTGCGAAGTTTATCAATGCAAGCGATGTGATAGTGAGCATTATCACCTTTCTCAACAGAATGTTTGTGAGAACGGATAGAATAATCAATAAAGTTCTGTCGAAGTGCCTCACACAGAGCGTAAGTGTGACCCAGAACTGCAGTTGCAATATCTTGCCGTGCTTCAGCAGCGGCAGAGTATTCAACGAAGGTAGTTGTAGTCATTTCAGTTGTGCTCATACTACTAGGACACTTTGGAGGTGAGTAACTTTAATTCACCAAGTTTTGGCAAGATAAATACTTTGCCTGGTTTGTGTGGTAACTTCTCAGGTAGGGGAGATTTTAGGATTTCCCCTCATAAATAATAAAACCACACAAACAGAGCAGATGAAAGAACATCCTACCCATAAGGGTTACTTTATCACGAAAGATGGTAAGATTTTTAGTGCCTGGCAAAGAAAAGCAAATCCAGGATTTGGTAATAGTTTTTACTATGTAATAGATACAAATAAGATGAGAGAACTGAAATCTTGGGACAATAAAAAGGGGTACTTAATCCTTAACTTAAAAGGTTCTAAAAAGAACTGGAAAGTCCATAGATTAGTTGCAGAAACTTATTTGCCTAATCCATATAATCTACCACAAATCAATCATAAAAATAAAAATACAAAAGATAATAGTATTTCCAATCTAGAATGGTGTACGGCATCATATAACGCAATACATAGAGATTACTTTTCTATACTTTCTGAAAGCGTCCAGAGTTAAAGTTAGCGTGGGAAAAAACTTCTCTATTCACCAACTTATAGCAACCAAACTTGTTAGATAAGCAGTAACCTTCTGCATCAATACGATTGTATCCGATATAAGCAGCAGGACCATCATTACGACAAAGAAACAGGCAATCGTCTTTGATAGACTTCACAAGAGACCACAAACGAATGAGGTTAGGGTCACAATCAAAGTCATTCACATTATCTACAGTAATCTGCTCACCTGCACGAATAAAATCATTCAGTTTCTTGGTAATCTTTGCTGCTTCTTTGTTAGAAACAAACTCACACATCGTAGACATTTGACGCGCAAATGCACAAACTTCTTTTACATCAGCGAAGTATTCTTGCTGATGGACGATATAAGCATCAGGTTTCACAAACTTGCAGTAAGGTGTATCGGTGATACTAAACTTCATCGGATACGCTACTGCATCACGCAAATCATTCTCTGCGATGTAGACAGTATGAGGAGCAAGAATAATCTCCTCAGTAACTACATCAGGAAACTTGTAAGTGATAGTATTTGGTTTGTACTCATCACTACCACCAAACCCGATAAAGTCTGCTTGAATGATAGCATTTACACGCGGCAGATAGTCAAAGCAAGCGTGAAGAATGTTTGCTACATTACCTTCGTGATTTGCGTCAATATCCTGATGCGATTCGTTGATTTTGATTTTAACTTTATTGAAGACACTTTTGGTCCCCACGAAGAAGTTACCAGTCGCAGGATTAATACCAAAAACTACTGCAGGAGCACCATCAATCTTGACAGACAGATTGCCAGGAGTTACAAACCAATCCAGCACAGACAAATCGCCCGTGAGAATAGAATCTTCAGGATGTTGCAGGTGAGTGTTCTTCATACTACTAGGACACTTTGAAGGTGAGTAACTTTAACTCATTGCAGAAATGAGAGGATTGTTGATACGATCTTGTGCAATCTTAAAATACTCCTCATCCATTTCAATACCCACAAAGTTTCTATTAGTGTTCACACACGCTACACCAGTTGTGCCTGATCCCATCGTATTGTCTAGTACAGTATCACCTTCGTTAGTGTATGTTTTAATTAGATACTCCATCAAATCAACAGGTTTTTGTGTAGGATGCAGACCCTTTTCTTGCTTGAATCGCAATACTGTCTTAGGGTATCTTGATCCATCAGGATTATCCCGATGCTTGCTCTTTGCACTACCATAAACCTCACCAATCTTACTGGTTTCGGATGAGAAACCACTGTAAGGTGTAGAGTACCACATTTGAGGATTGTATGTAGGTTTCTTTCTATAAAAGACCAGTATGTTTTCGTGTGACTTGAGAGGCATTACTTTTGAGTTCATAGGATTAGTCCCCTGAGGTTTTTCCCAGATCCATTCATAACGAAAGTTCTCAAGATTTGATGCTGCAAGTATAGTTGTGAATGGTTGTGCTGCAGTGAATACCATTGCACCATCTTCTTTACAGATTCTATTGTATTGCTCCCACAGTTTATCCAGAGGAATGATAGAATCCCATTTACACGCTGTTGTACCGTATGGCAAATCTACCAACACCAGATCCACAGAATCATCTGCAAGTGTTGGTAGAATGTCTAAACAATCGCCGTGAAATAGATTCACCATTCGGTTATGTTCTTTACAAAGGAACATTCTACCAGACGATCAACTTTTGTGCAAATGTAATCATCATTGCCGATAGATTTGCCACCTTGTTGTGGTGCAAACAGACAATCTTCCGTCTCAAGATGATTGAGAAAATCGTCCTTACTAAACCAAAACAGACGACAATCTTTCTCATCCTGATTGATGCCAAAAAACACAAGACGTTCCCAATCTTTATCTTTAGAAACGTGATTGATGATAAACTGATCTTTCTTTGTGCCACCTTTTTTGTCACGGGTAGCAAGAGAGAACTTAATTTCGGTGCGAATGTTATCAATCACACGATCGTGCCCTGCTGTAGATGTTTTGGCACGTTTTACATCACACAGCAACACATTCTCAAAGAACTTAGAGACGAAACGCTCACCAAACTCACCTTTCTGTTTGGGAGACATAAACACATAACCTTGGAAAGGTGTACCAATCCAAGGATCTTGTGCATTTTGATTGATGTAATCTTGGAGAGATCCATCCTCAAAAATAGAAACAAACACGTTGAATACCTTTCTATACACTATAGGGACACTTTCGGCGTCCCCCCTTCCATAAAACAAAAAAAGGGAACTTGTAAAGTCCCCAGGTGCCACTTCAGTTAGTGGCATACTTAGCGCGGATTTGCTGATACTCGAGTATCAAGATAATCCAGCACGTTCTTCACATAGGGAGCAACAGTTTGAGTAACTTTGCTCAGATCATCACGAAGTTTGTTAACTTCATATTGATGGATTGCCCAGCGAACCTTAATGTCTTCGATGTATTGCTGGCGAGTGATGAGAACCTCAGGAACTTTCACTTCAGGAGCAGCAACAACAGCAGGAACATTTGCGGTTTGCTTGCGAGCGCGAGGCATAGATTAGATGCGTCTTACACTACTAGAACACTTTGGAGGTGAGTAACTTTAATCCACAGGAAGTTGTGCTACACTTTTACCCTTTTTGTGATCTGTGATGTACTTTCGTGCTGATGCTTCGGTCTTACAAAGTTTCTCAAGTTGCTGACCTTTGTGAATGATGAGATACTGTTTTCCATAAGGAATAACAGCATATTCATCCCTAAACATTGTGAATCCTTCGATCATTTGATTTCAACAAGAGATTGAGGATCTTCAACACCAATCAGTTGAGGAAGGGCACCAGCAATAGAGTAAGAGGAAGAACAAGTTTCCATACGCTTAGAGACATACTTACGAACAAGTTTATCAAGTTCCTCAAGATATTGAATGGCATACTGACGTTGTGCGGCAACTTCTTCTGCAGTTTCACACCCTTTGGTGTAGGTAACTACATCAGTAACGTCAATGTCACGCTCAACAAAGTTCTTCATAATCTGAAGAAAACCACGCTCAATGTAAGTCCTATCTTTTGCACAAATTACAACAGGATTAGTAGAAGAACTGGTATCAACAATCTCACTAACTTTTGATTGTGCGTTCTTGGGATGAACAAAAGGAAGAATGTTGACTGCGATTGTTGTCTGCTGATAGATCTTATTCGTGATGTCTTCTACTTGCTTGGGAGTGAATGAATGGTTGATACTACCCACCCAATTTTCAATTTCTTTCTTAGACAGAGAGTTACCATTTCGCTTGCAATACTGCACACCGCGAAGGACAAAATCGTTGAGAGTGTGTCGCTTTGCTACAGTGTGATTGTTTGCACCCAGAGAGACAACATCATAGGCATCTTCCAAACGATTTGCCCAACTTTCTTTCAGTCGGTAAACAAGAAAAGGATAATCTTTGATACCAAGTTCATAGGCAGCATTACTACGATTATATCCATCCCACATTTCCTTCTCACCGTTAGGAAGGATCATCACAACTGGGGGGAGTTCGGTTACACGATAACCTTTCTGAAACTCTGCAATCAGTCCGTTAATGTTGTTGGTATCGACACCACCAGCGCGAGCAGCATTTGCTTGCTGTTGAATGTTAAGGTTATTCCATTGGAGGATCTCAATGCTTTCAAACTCAGCACATTCAAACTGCGGAATGTCAAGAGATTTGAACGTAGGATTACTCAACAGAGCATCCCAAGAAGTCACATTAGACTGGAAAAAAGGAACAATTTGAGTCATTATTAAGAAAATAGCAAGGTTTGCTTTTTGTCAGTCCGTTTGAACAAGAGTTCCGAACTGATGAGTGTAGTTTAACAACTTTGGGTGGGGATGTCAATCCCCTGTGTGACACTTTTGAAAAAATCGTTGATTTGATTGCGGAGGATGACCTATGACACCCTTGCAGTAGAATTGCAGAAAAATCAGGTTTTGACCCCTGATGGATACAGGGGTCTCAGTGAGACTCACCTGCGAACCACGCTGATTGCAGGTTCTCCCTTCTGGAAAATCGTATCAACAACCGACTGCACAGCGCGAGCGGTGCTGATACCAACCTTGTTATAGACAGGTACACAAACCAGACCGAACGATTTGCTATACTGAGTGAGGTTGCCAGGTTCAATACGTCCATCGCGCATACCTTTCGCATCATCGTGATGCAGACGGATGCAACGTCCGATGGTCTGAGAGATACCAATGAAGTCCATATTGCGAAGGAAAAGTACCGCTTCCAGACCGCTGACGTTGATACCCTCAGCAAGGATGCTATGGTGCAGAACAACGAACTTCTTATCGTTATCCTTACCCCAGGCAGATAGGGTGTCAAAGAATACCTCACGGTTCACTTTGCGACCATCAATCACAGCACCAGTCTTGGCAGTGATATACATCCAAGAGTAACCGCGATTCTCTAGTTGATAGCAGAAATCAGTTTCAGACACCAGAGCAACAATTTGCTTGGTTGCCTTAGAGCAGATCAGAATCTTACCGACGCTGTTCTCATCAATCGTTTCCAGCAGATTCTCAGCGTCCCGATCATAGTTGGTTTGCTTACCAGTTACCATAGGCAGTTGCTTGACGATAACTTTAGGGGGCACAATGTATCCACCTTCAACTAGCTCAGGAGCAGGAACTTTGCAGATCACTTGACCGTAGACTGCAGAATCATTCATTCCTGGTTTACCCACAGCAAGCGAATGTTTCGGAGTTGCAGTGAAGAAATAACAGCGTCGTGCGTTAGCGGAGAAGTGCTCTGTAGCAGGGAAAAAGTGACGCTGAACGCTGTTATGTGCTTCGTCAAAGTAGATCGTATCCACATCAATCTCTGCGACTTGAAGACGCGACAGAGAGTTGTAGGTGGTTACAATCAGTTTGTGATTATCGGCATTAGCATTAACCCAGTTGTAAATCTCACGCGGACGAGTAGAACTTTGGTGATGCGTCTCCCCCGAATGTATGTGGAAAACCTCAGCGTTAGTGATAAACTCCAGAAACTCAGCAGAGAGTTGCTCTGCAAGCAGAATAAGCGGAGCGACTACAACAATGGTCTGCGGAGTTTCTGATTGCAACTCGCGCAGAGCATCAAAAATAGCAATGTTAGTTTTTCCACCCCCAGTCGGGATAATCACTTGACCTTTATTGTGCTGCTGCAGCGCAACAATGCCACGCTCCTGATGAGGACGAAGTTGAATGTTCATAGGTTGCATTATCTAGTATTAGAACAGTTTAGAGGTGAGTAACTTTAATCCTCTTTCATTCCCATAAAAACAAGAATACCAATGACAATGATGGCAGGAATAGCAATATACCAGTAAGTTGTCAATAAGTAAAGAACAAATCCAATCCCAAGTAACCAAACAAGTCCAGAAGAATCTCCAGAACTGAATGAAGAACCTCCACCATTGGAGCGAACTTCTCTTAGATTTGTGATCTGCTGAACATTACCGTGTTTAGCGTAAATCTGCTGTTTTGCTCCACTAATAGTTGCTGCTTCTACTTCAGTTGTAATCCTGCCAACTTGTGAGTTGACAAATACCTCTGCTCTCCAAGTTGCCATAATCAACCTCCGTAAACTTCTTCAGCGATAGGAGTATCACCGAACATTTCATTATACAACCAATCAGTGGGTTTGTCCAGATTATCTTCACACTCTTTCAGAAAGGCAATCTCACGAGTCCAAAACTCAACAGATTTCTTTGCTTTCAGATACTCATTGCGAGCATCATAAAGTTTGCGTTGGATTTCAACTCGGTCCATAATGTGGGTGTGCTTATACTACTAAAACACTTTAGAGGTGAGTAACTTTAATAGGTCTCAACTTTCAGATGCTTGTGCTGCTGCTTTTGCTTTTGCTCTCATCTGAACAGCAACTTTACTATTCCACTTTCCACCATCCGCTTCATATTCTTTACGCATTTGTGCAAGGATTTCCGTGGCAGATTTCTTAGTCTTTTGTGCTGTTGCTGTTTTCTCTTTATTTCTAGCAGCATCTCTCTCCTGACGTGTCATAGGAGTACCATCAGGATGCGTCCACTTTCTGCGGGATTTTGCTTCTGGTTTTTCTGATGTTGGTTTTGCTTGAGAGATTGCTTGTGATGCGGTCTTGGGTTGTTCCTTACCACTTTCTCTTGCTTTACGCTCAAGATATGCTTTACGTTGCAGTTCTTTTCTAGACATTGCAGCACTACCTTGAGTTCCAGCAGTTCCTGCTTTTAACTCAGTTGAACCTTGACCTCTTCCTGGTGCTGGTGCTGAAGATCCTCTCTGCTGACCAACATCTTTACGTTCTTTGTAAGGTGCGATTGGTTCTGTTTTACCACCACCAACTGCTCTTGTTCTTCTAACTTCAGGAGCAGTCTTTTTGCGCTCTTTTCCTATTCTACCACCATCACCTGTGCGGGTGATAGACGCACCACCACCCCATCCAAGTTGTTTGGCAGCATCAGCATCAGATGCTTCGCAAATAGACATAAACTCCCGAAACGTCTTCATTGTTATCTAAACACTCTTTTTAGTATTTAGTTATCTGCAGCATCACGCAGTTTATCCTGAGCAGATTTGCTAATCTTACAAACCATATCGTTGTCGTAAAAGTATTTCACACGTTCACGACGGGCAGCAAGCAAAAGATCATATTCCTCCTGTTGCTGTTTCGTAAAGGTAAAATCTTGCTTCCTCCAAATCTCTTTGAGTTCGTTCAGATGAGGCAGCACGTTCACAGTTTCAGTCATTTATTCAGGATACAGGAGTTTCGGTTTCAGTGGTAGATTCGGTGGACACTTGTTTAGGTGTCACACGAACATTGTAAGGACTATTGAAGAACCTGCGGAAAGCAGTAACAACAATAAGAAGCGTTGAAGCAACACCAACCAAACCAAGGAAGGTAACAGCATCACCACTGAAAGTGTATTGATCGGGAGTCATAATTAGAAATCGTGCGTAGAGTTCAGGTATTCATTAAAGGATTGATCGTCAAACTCATCATCAATAAAGATGTTATCTTCATCGACAAAGTTGAAGTAACTTTCCTCTTCGATTTGATAGTTGTCGTTGAAAGGATCCATCTGTTTAATGGGTGCTTACAATATTAGAACACTTTGGAGGTGAGTTATTTTATTTACTTGCCTCCAAAAGATTTATATCTTGAACCTTCAGGTTGTGACCAACCTCTCTGTGAAAACTTACCAGTTGTCTTATCCAACTCTCCAGTTTTTCCTTTTAATTTTGCAAGAACTCTAGTGGGTGATGGAGTATCTAATGATCCTTGAGTTCCTGTTTTTGGTGCTGGTTTTGCAGCAACTGTAGCGGCGCCAGCAGCAGCACCAGATCCATATTTTCTTGCAATACTTGATACCTTAGTCACATAATCAGGGTCAGTTGCATATGCTCCGTGACTTCTTTCCTTTGATCCAGGTATTTTTGCTCCTCCAGGTAACTGAAGTCTTCTTGTAGCATCTTCTACATCTTTAGCACCTCTAGTTTTATAACTCCACTTATTCATTCTGTCCTTGATACTGGAATCAAGACTGTCATAGTCTTTAAATCTTGCAGAGGTTGTTACACTTCTTCCACCTTGAACTTCCCAAGTTCCTTTGGTTGATCCTGCTTCTTTACTACTTGCTTTTTGACCAAAATAGTTATTTTTTCCACTAGGAGACTTACCCCATCCAGTTTCTAATGCTGCTTGTGATGCTCCCAAATCTGCCTCAACATCACTTGCACCTGCTTTTTTGAATCTTGCTTTTACATCATTATAAAATGCTTGTTGAGCAGACGTTGCTTCACCTAAAAACTGATTAAAGGTTTTCATTTCTTATTGTTTTTAGGTATTTATGTTATTCAAACTCACCAGTGCGATTATATTTTGTCCTACTAATTACTGGTTTAGGATTATCCATTATAACTTCAACATTTACATTAGTTTTATCATCCCAATGACGTACTACACCAGCAATAATGAATCCATTAGTAATCAAATAGGTCGCAAAGATAAAAGTTCGGATAAGAGCAATCTTATCAGATTCTTTATCACATTTACTTGCTTTTTCCCCGATTGCTTTTGCCCACCACCGCCACATCGTTTTCTTTTTCATTTTGTTGATTCTTTTTGAATTGAAATTTGTTTATAGTTTTCTCTGAAAACTAGAAGTCTTGGAGAGTTACGATTAGGATGTGCTGGAAGTTGTATAACAACATACTGGTCACATACAAAATCAATCACACCATACATTCCTTTATAATAGACTACTGTTCCTTCAGAGAAAATCATAAAAATGCTGCTTCTAGAGGGTTGAGATTAAGTGACATTGCTGTATAGTTCCTGGTATTCTTGAAATCTACAACTTTACCGACTGTAGAACTATTTACAGGACTATAAAACTTACATTTTTTATAATCATAAAAACCCCACACACATTTTACTGGTTTACCTAAATTGTAATCAAACTCCCGTTCATAGCAAATCAAGATTCTAAAAACATTACGTTTGAACTCTTCAACTTCATAATACATTCCATCTGGTGCTTTGTGTTTGAACTGTGGAATGAGTTTAGTGGAGAGTTTCATCAACAATCGTAGTATTTGTCGTATGAGAGTAGTTTAATCTGTTCTTGGAGTTTCAGGATCTCCTTCTGCTGTTCTGTAATCTTTTGTTGTAGTTGTCCGATGCGGTCTTGATACTGTTGCTTCAGATCAAAAGCAAGTCGGTTCATTTCAGATCCAATCATCAGGTTGTGAAACTTTCAACAATACGGGATTGTTCTTCATCTACAAGAGCAAACTTCTGCGCGTCTACTACAGATTGCATAATCAAACTATCATAATTATCAAGGTAATCCTCCCTCCACTCCAAAAGAATGTCGTGAACCTCATTATCATCTTTACCAACAACTGCAAGAAGTCCACCATATTCACTGGTTGGAAACTTCGGCCAGAAATTCACCAAATAGAGAAATTTGTTAGTCATTCACTTTATCTGTTTAACAAATACATCATAAGAACTTTTCTTCCAAAAGTCAAGTGTGCAGTTCTCAAACTGTCCAGTGAGCACAATAAATCTTGCCTTGATTAGACATAACTGCTCTTTAGTTGACTGACTTAAGTATTTATACAAGAAAAGGAGCATTTCTGCCCCTTCTCCACCTGTAGAGATGTCAGTCAACTCAGGCATTAGTATTTAGTTATTATTTTTTAATCTAGAAGAAACTCCTCAAGAATATAATCACAGGTCACTTCATATTTGGAAGCAAGTTCTTCAATATAAGAACAGAAGTCCTCCGCTTCCCTATCAATCTGAAGGTCTTTGCGGTCTTTGTTATAGTCAATCAAGTTGCTTGCTCCTTTTGTTGAGTATAGACATCATCAAACCAGTGATTGAGAATATTATCACAGATTTGATATTCTTTACCATTGAGTGAAGTTCGGTGCATTTGCCAATACCTTACGGCATTAAAAATGACTTTCTTCTCCTCTATACTTAATTCGTTCTTCATCTTTAGGTCTCATCACCTTGAAATAGTATAGCATAATACTGGACACGGTAGCAACCAAAGCAAGATAGATTGCGATTGCAAGTGATAAACTCATCGTATCTGACTGCTAACTGGTTTCTTAATGTTCTCCATTGCTTGACGACGATAGTATTCTTTATACATTGCATCATCACGCTGGACTAGAAATACATTCCATCCAATCACAGCAGAGAAAGCAATCAGTCCAGCAGCAAGATACTTTGGTTTCATAATCAAACGTGAAGAGCAGCAGAGGGGATTTCAACGATTTCGGGGAGTTTGGAATCATCAAACTGATTCATATTGTAGCACACCCACTCACCGTTGCGGAAGAGATAGGCATACTCTTCCCCATCACAAAGGTATTCACCAATGTTTTTATCAAGGCGAGGAGGACAATCTTCGCCCCTTTCTCTATAATGAAGCGGACCATAATAACCACGTTGAGTTTTACCTTCTGAAGTGTAAAATCCATCATCAGTCCAGAGGCAACTTACATCCCCACCATCCACAAGTGCCTCAACTTTCTCACGGGTGTTGTAGTGAGTGCGAAGAATACGACCTGCCCACTCAGGATAGTTATCGTAATGGCTATAAATGCTGAGGATACTTCCATCAGAAAGTTCCAAACCCACTCGGCCTCTTGTAGACATTTAAGGTGTTTTGTTGAATACCTTGTTATTATACGGCATCCAGGGCGTCCTACAAGGTCTCCTGTGCCACTTCTTCAACTGCCACAAGGTCTTTATATCTTTTCCATTCTTTGAGTTGAAGTTTTCTCAATCCAAGTTTATTATATCCATTTTTTATTCTCCAAGGTTGAAGTGCTTTTACAATTTCAACTCTACCATTTTCATAAGTTATTTTCCAAGTTTTTGCTCTTGGATTATTAGCACCACTTACATCTAATCCATTTTTATATCTTTCTTTCATCATTTGACGATTTATTTCTTTTTGATGTTCTGGTATAGTTCCACCTTTATTCCAACCAATATGCCCTTTATTTGCCTTCCCAATTTTTCTTTTATGATCTTCACTCTTTTTTCTTCCTTTACCAGCAGCAGATAACTTTTCACAATGTTTTTTTGAAAGTTTTTTCCCAGTATTCCAAGGAATAACACCAGATGCTCCATCGCCACCATTTGTAAGATTTCTTAAAACCCCAGTTCCTAAATCTTTTCTACCAAAAACAGTAATCATATAGATTTCGTGTTTAAATGCTTCTTCTTCGGTTAGGTTTTGTTTTAGTATGAGTATTCTTTCTTTTGGAGGAACACTAAGATTTTTCTTTCTTCGGTGTTTAGCATATGCCCTATTACCTTTCCCCTTACCAATATAATAAGGTGTTCCATCTTCACGCAAATATGCGTAAGTGTAGTATTCCATCTGCTTTAATCGTGGTTATATTTATTTATACAAGAAAGAGGTCATAAAGACCCCTTTCCGCTTAAACAACCACGATTAAGCATCATTATTTATCTCAATACAATAAACTCTCCAGAGCATTTACATTAGATTCAACCTTGACTTCTGGATACTTAATAATAATCAGTTCTGTCTTTTTACCTCTACGACTTACATCACCCGCCATCTGATAATCAAACTCCAAATATCTAAACTCCGTCCAATCTTTATAAAGTTCTTTGAGATAATCAGTATTGTCATAAGACATCACAAATCCACCTTTATGTTGTTTCAATACTTCGGCAAGTTTATCGTGATTAAATCCTTCGTGAGTGCTTCCATCAATACCATAATAATATGATGTCGTTTTATAATATGGTGGATCCAAATAGATAAAGTCATTCTTATGTTTGGGAATTGTCTCAAAACAATCTCCAAAAGAAAATGAGAGATTTGGATTATAAAATCCAATCAATCTATGAATACCAGCAAGATTTAGGTTTTTTCTTGATGCTTCAGAAGTATGTCCTAGGTCTCCACTAAAAGCACCTTTAATACAAATATAAAATGCCCACGCTCTAGTAAACTTATCATCACTCTCTAGAAGAGGAAGAAATGATTTGTAGTGTTCTCTATCTTTCAAAGGATAATGCTTTGCTACCTCTTCACCAATCCTTTTACCACCTTCAGTTGTTAAGGTTTCCCAGAAATCAGCAAGTGGTTGAAACAAATCATATGCTTGAACTTTCACACCCTGAGATGCTAAGAAGATTTCAATACATCCACCACCCATAAATGGAGACATCATATGAGTTAAGTTTGGGCAAACTTCTCTTATGATCTTTACAATCTCATCTTTCATTTTGTTTTTACCGCCAGCATAGCGATATAAACTTGTGGAAGTATATCTCATAAACTATAGTTTTCTAATCATATTATACATTAAAAAAGGTGCTTTATCCCAACCTGAAAAGAACCACCAACTCAGGCATTTTTATTTAGGTATTGCTTCCAACATAAGATAGAGACCTAACAAACAATTCAGTAAACCTCTCTTGCTTTTCTGGATGAACTGATGCTGGACTATCGTTAATTGCCTTTCGAAGAGCATCAAGTTCTCGCCACTCCTCGTCAGTAAGTTCTTGTCGCTCTCTTGCTGAATAAGTCATCATTTTGCTCCCATATATCTTTAAATCCTAACATTATTTAAGAGAGAAGTGCTGTTCCTTAAGAATGTCTTCAGGGTGTTGTAACAAAACTTAATCTACATCAAAAGACCAACCAAAGTTACCTTTGCTTCCTGGTTTACGGCTGTCCAGCATATCCATAATCTCCTCAATCTTCTTGCATTGTTCCATATCAAGCAGAAGTTGTGAGAGTTGTTTAACAACCAAAGGTTTTTCATTCACAGATGCAGACTTGATTGCTGCTCGCAGATGACTTTCTGCCTCAAGTAGGTGCTCTAATGTTTGATGCGAAAGTGCCATTAAGATTTATTTTTCCTTTTATTTTACTTATTCTATCCTAACTCTCTGCAAGTTGTCAATACCTTTACTCTTTTGATACCTAGACAACCCTCCAGGATTTGATATATGTCCAGTAACTAAACATTTCCATTTTTGTGAGCAGGTTTTTGTTCCACCTTTAGAACCACATTTAGACAATTCTTCACTCATCATTTTAAATATACCTATATTATTTTCTTTATTTTTTAGTGCATTTTTTCTACCAAGTTTACTTCTTTTTTCTGCAGTCATTCCACAAAATCCAGTTTTGTTCTTTTTATTTTTTAATCCATTTTTTCTACCAATTTCAATTCTTTTTTCCTTTGATAATCCACAAAAACCTCTTTTTAATTTTGCATTATCATTTCCTATTTTTTTAGAATGTTCTTTACAACCATAATAAAATTTTACAGAAGTTTGTTTTGATTTATTTGCAAAATGTGGATTTATATCAACTTCAAAATAATTATGAAGTATGATTTCATCTATTACCGATTCCTTTCTTGTAGCATAATCACTTTTCAAAATTATCTTCTTCGTTGGTTTGAAACTTTTATCACTAAAAGAACCAAAATACTTTACATCTTCTTCCGGAAGACATTTACAGGTTCTACTACCGAAATATCCTCTACCATATTCCTCATAGGAATAATAGACATAATAATACTCTTTAAGTTCCATAGTTCTACTCTAACTTGTTAGCAATACTATTTATATAAGAAAAGGTGCCCGAAGACACCTTTTCCACCTGATAAGTGCTAACAAGTCAGGTATCTTTATTTATTACTTTACGCAAAATGTAACTATTATCCGCTTGAGAAATCCACTCTACCATATCTCCTTCTTTAAGATTTGCTGCTTCTAACAAATCATCGGGAAAGTTGACATAACACTCTCCAGACAGTCCATCAACCTCTACAGGAAGTTGCCACTTTACTACTTTATCAGTTTCAGCCCACTTATTTACATCTTCCCAAAAATCATTCCAAGCACCTTGACATTCTGGTGATGGGTCATCTTTATCACAAACCTTTACTTGATTTCCTTTAGGGTCGGTAACATAATCATCATATGCTTGAATGTGACCGATACCATTACCATTCAGCAATGCAAGAAGTTCATAACACTTTTCAGTTTCATTCTTGTAAGTGTAGTAGTTCTCACTTACTACATCTTTAATAACATCATAAATCTCCTGTGGTGTTGCTTCACTACAGGAGAGTGCATCGTGCATCCATTCATTTAATTTTGATAATGAGTATTGACGATAATCAAAATCTTTCATTTTAATAATGGTGTTTACTTACATATCATAGTACCACAAAAAGAAAAAGTCAAGTTTTCCTTTTTTTATTTTGATTTCCTTTCATTGCTTCACTCATTTTCTTTTTAGACTCTTCACTATGTTTTTTGCCTAAATTTGATTCCCTTAATTTCTGCTTATGTTCTTCCGATTTTGGTTTTCCTTTATGCGTTTCA